ACTTTCACCTACCTTGAGAGACTCCAGAATTGTGCCTGGCTCTGCCATAGACATTGCGGAGCAGATATCAAGCACCCACTCAACAGCGCCGGGAGGGGCATTCTGGTCCGCACCACGCGGAACAACGGCAAGCGGACTGCTGGGCTTAACGTCCAGTGTCACCGTATTAACCTGAGCGACATCGGCAGTAACAGACTGCACTGTCTTGATATGCCGCAGAATCGACGGCAGCATGAACGCCCCCCACGCCACCGTGCCAATGCCGCCGAGACTCGTCAGAACAACACCCACAAACGACCAGTCAATAGTTACCATTTGAATGCCTCACACTCAGAAAACAGAAAACGCCCCTACTCAAACAACGTCACCAACTGATAGGTCCGATCGTTTTAAACCTCAGCACGATCGTCACTACCCCAGACAGTACACCAATTGCAGCAACAGCATTTGGGTACTGCTGGATCACTTCAGAACCAGCCAGTAATGCCAGCACGCTCGAAGCGACCTGCAGCATGCCAAGAATGTTCAACTTGCTCGTGAGCGGATTTTTCGGCTCCACAGGATCAGCCATACGGCACCCCACTTTCAAAAAGAAAACACACCAAACAAACCACTCACAATCTGAGTGTACTCAATTCGCCAGATATGGCATATACGAATTGCTCAACTTTGCGTCGTGACGATCTTACGCAATACGGAAATGTTGCCGTAGATCGGCGTAATAGGGTCATCTGTACCCCATTGAAACTTAATACCCCAGCGATGGCAGTCCTTCTCTTTTAGCTTGTCCATCGCGTCGCAGTCGTCCAAAGCGTCTGCGTCGTACGCTATCTGGACGTAACCATCTGCGCCGTCCTCAACCCACGTACACGGTATAGCGGCATCCTCGACGCCTTCCTCAGAATCAGTGCCCGCCCGGCGTAGCGAGAACGTGATCGTCGCATCCGCGAACAGACTTGTACCGAGCCCAAACAGCAGCGAATCGTCGTCAACGTCGTATAGCCTGACAGGGATTGCACCGCCATTTGCAACCGTCCTGGCGTCGCCAACACGCAGGAACGTAGGCATGCCTGTTACGGTCGTTGTGACGCCAGCCGAAACTATTACCGAGCCAATTACTGACGCTATAGACGCATTTGATACGTCACTGCCAATTGCCATGATCGAAATACTGTCGCCTGCTGCAATCGTAAACGCAGGTGCTGCCAACAGTGTGACTGTCTTCGTCGAACCTACATAGTCATCGATGATGACTCTGGCCTTTTGCGCTGACGTAACAGAATCTGTGATCACACCAAGCTGCCGATTATACGCATCGTTGTCCGCAGACCCTGCTGTAAGCGTAAACGACGTCTGACTTGCAAGTGTCGCGATCGTTGTAGAAACCATCAATGCAGACTCTGTGCCACCACCAGCCGGAGCAAGCTCAAGAGCCTTTGCCGTGAACTGTCTGTCCGGTGCCGTACCACTTATCATCTCAACTAAGGCTGCCCACATAGTTGCGACTGTAGACGTCACACGACCAAGTATCGTTGACACATTCGAATCGACAACAACGACCCCCGCCTTTACTATGTTTACTTCATAAAGTGTCTCGTCGATCTCATGCTGGATCGGCGTTACCGTGTGCCCAGCGGTAAATGCAACAACCGCCTCTGCATAGTCCAGCGTTGACCCCGCAGCACCGCTCGCGACATCGATTGCGTAATGCCCACGAGCGGAGTCGATCGTCACAAACTGACCGGCTGATACGGCAGCAGTTGAGGCAACAGATGATGTGACGGTCGCTGTTGTTGCTGATGACTGCACACCGTTCGTTATGTTGCGGTATGCCGATGAAGACACGTCACCATGTGCCAGCGATGGTACAGGCAATCCATCTGCATCCTCAACAATAAACTCAAGTCTTGCTGCGATGCCAGGATAAATCTTCTTGCTCATGTTCGTGCCCCTTGTCGCATCTTGTATCGCAGTTGCTTGACTTGAGCGTATGTGTAGTCGCCACCAGCAGCAGTTTGATCACCAGCCCCAATGCCCATACCCCAGTAAACCGATGTGTTCTTGATTCTGTAATCGCCAGCCCCGGCATCGACATATTCATCTGCGTCCGTACCGGAAGTCGTCACGTTACCCCACTCTGGCGGATCACAATAAATTGCATTCCCGCTTATAGCAGCTCCAGAATAGTCCCGAATGCGATTGAGTTGAATGTGAGCTTTCCCTGTACCGTTTATGTAGATGCCGTTCGTCATACCGCTTCCGGTCACCATGCATTTACTGATCGTATGAAGCGATGTGCTTGTTCCCGTTGTGTAGATTCCAGCTACAGAATTGTTCACTGCCACACAATTCGTCATGAAGATCCTGGCATTCGTCCCAGTCGATGTATGGGCAAATCCACCTCCAGGATTATTTGCTGCAGTACATCTCGAGAGGTTGATGAACGAATTCGAGGTTGTCGCATACCCGTATCGAGTCCCGCTTGATGCCGATGCATTGCCGATCATCCTCACATTTTCGATTGGTGGAGTGGACCCAGTCGCTGAAACAACGGAAGCGTAAGCAGTACCAGAACATTCGAAGCAGCAGTTTTCCAGCATGGTAACAGCGCTGACTACGGTGGCCGTCGAATTAGATATTGAGCTAATCCCGATGCACCAGATAGCTCTACTTACGATCAGGACATTTGTGGTCCTGGCACTCGCTGTGAACTTTATTCCATATACATTCACCGCCACATTGCTGATCGTTACGATATTCGTTGTAGTCGCGAATACCGGCATGTTCGTATCGGACCAAACAGGTTGCGCCGAAACCCAGTCTGGATCTGGCGGAACCCATTCAACTCCACTGTTATCACACGCTTTAATTTCACAAGGGAAGAGTTGCGAAGGAATGGTTGTGCCAGTGAACGTCGCAATACCTGTTGTGAACGTATAGGTACCAGGACCAACATAAGCAATCAACGAATCAGACGTGAAATCGAATGCAGAGACGATAGTGTTCACTGTACCTGTAACGATGAACGCAGCCCTGTTCGCCCACGATGTTCCATCACCGGCACCGGCTGCTGCTGTTGAAAAATATCGTTTAACGAGTGCCATCGACTAAAACGCCTCCACTGAGTTTTTCTGCATGTCTGTTACGATTGCGAGTATCTCCGGCATTGCCGCTACGGCTGCGAGTATCTCCTGTGACGTTGCTTCTAGTGCCGTGTCGCCGGAGTCTGCGACGGCAATAAACCCGCCACGAAATCCGCCACGTGACGAAGCGGCTGATTTGATTTTACTTTCCGTGTCGATCGCCATCCCTATGTCCCCTCTTCGCTTGTATAAGTGCCTGCCTCGTAAGATTCAGTAAACGTCGCGACTGTGGTCGTCTTTACCATCGAGATGCGTTGTTTGTACGCACCAAGGATCTTGTCTAAGGTGATCGCCATTAAAATACTTTCTTTAGTTTTTATACTTGTACAAAATATACCCAGAGACTTGGACAGATCCACCCAGAACGAGATTTACTGATTCGCCTATGCCTGTATCGAAATGCCCGCCAGACCATTGAGGGGTAATCAACCCTCCATTAGCACCACAAGGCATTGCCCCTGTTAAATCACTTCCAGCTGTCCCGCTTTTGAACTTAACTGTCACAGCGGCAGCACAGATTATGCAGTATCCGACTACAACTATACTTACTCCGGGGATTGCAGCTACAATTTCATTATTGCCCGAGGAAGACACTGAAATAACAGCTCTGTCATATTCAGTACGCATTAGCCTACTCCAAAGAAAAGTAAATTTTGAAAGGTGCCACCACCACCACCGCCGCCGCCTGGATCACCAGGCTGATCAGCCCAGCCCTCGTCGGCCCATCCGGCATCAGCCCAGCCTTGTTCTGCGTAACCACCCATGGCTTACCCCTATGTCTTCGTCAGTGTTGGTGCCGTACGAACGCCTGCTGATGTGCATCCTGCTAATGTCACTGTAAATGTGTCGCCGGAACGAGTTATTGCATACGCCGGAGCAGCCGTTTGAGCATCTGCCACGGCTCCAGCGTCGCGAGCGAGTAGAAATCCGAGACGGTCCAGAATCTCAGTTAAGTCGGTGCTGAGATCCACACCGGAAGCAGCGACACTATTCACGGCTGTCAGATTTACTTCGTTGATCTGCCTTCCTTCCGGCAGATAGACAATAAACGTATCATCGCTGTCCGGCGTTACGTTCCAATTCGGGACTACAGCCGCCTGCTGGCTGCTGCCGGTATAGTCACTGATGACGCGGGCTTCGACATTACTGTCGATCGTCGCAACACAAAGGCAACCATTCCAGATATCATCTTTAGCACCAGCGGAGGCATCCAGTGTGATATATCCAGCGGCACCGCCCTGTGCCGTCCCGGATCGAAGCGAAACGAGCTTGCGAGGATACAGTGTGAGAACTGTCGTCTTAGCCCCACTGGACGAGGTCTTCACGATCACAGACACGACATCGGCAGTCATCTCTGCTGCAGTCAGCAGAAGATAATACATCCCCGATGAAGTCGCGATTTCCGTCGCTTCATTCGTGCAGTCACTGAAAGTATCACCGTTCAGCGACTTCTCTGAATCGAGTCCAGTCGCACCCGTTACTAAGTCACCGTCCGCATCGAGAATCGGGAACTCGACGCCGAACGGCACTCCATACACGGGGTATGGAAGTGCGTTGTTTCTCAGCCCGGTTACTTCAGCCATTTTACCACCTATTGATCCCTAAAGATTGATTTCCTGCAAATTTGACTCCGCCCATTCGTCGCGATGCTGGCTGCCCTGTTGCTGCGTCCCATGACGAATACGGCAAGCCTGCCCCGCCGTTATAAATCGCGATGCGTTCATCTGACGTAAGGATCTTCCGCCAGATAGCCACCTGCTGAATATCCGCGTCACAATAGAGGTCAGTGTGCCGTCGCCCGATCACCAAGTCAGACGATCCTGAATGCACGCCACCGACATGTGATGTGATGTCTAGTGTGCCATTGTTGACGCTTATGCCAACTTCATTGCCTTGATCGTGGTACATATAAAGCCAGCACCATTCACTTCCATCTACCGCTGGGGAACCGAAGGTTGTAGCTTCAAATGTCGAGACTGATGAGCCGCTACTTGTGCCGATCTGGAAGCAAAACTGCGGGGTCCCTGACGCTTTCCATCCTACCGCGTACTCGCGATTGTCTGTGTCGTAATTGTACTTTCCGAGATACCGGCAGTTACCATTGTCTGCGGTGATTCGCACCCACATGGAGATTGAAAAGTCCTCGTCCCCAAAAGACAGTGCAGCATTGTCTGCAATTGAGAAGTAGTCCCCTGACGCAGACGCGAATCGTGCTGCGTTTTGCGAATACTTTCCTGACACATACCCAACACTTGATGCGTTTGTCAGGTCGTTCGTTGAGTGTGAATCGTCGCCATCGCTATTGAATTCCCACAGTGCGACAAGGTTGTCCTTTAGCGCCATTATTCAGGCTCCTGACACGAACGACCTGCACCGCCGTTGTAGATCGTTGCTATTAGTTCAGGTGTAAATTCCATGAATCAAGCCTCCGTCTTAAAAATGTATGTAGATCCACCGGCACTAAAAGCGTAATACGTAACTGTTGCTCCACCGACTTCGTTCACCGTGATGCTAATCACCTGCGTATCGTGATTGCCGAGGTCGTCGGTGACTCGCACAGTGAAACTATCGCTACCGAAAAAATCCGTGTCTGGTGTGTAGCTCCACGCACCCGACGATGAGTTAATTGATGCTTCACCGTGTGCAGCCGCACCGATGACTGTGAAATTAGGTGTCGTCATTCCGTCAACTGCGTCAGACGCTGACAAAATTCCTGTTACGTAATCAGCGTTTTGGTCGCATGTGCCGGACGTGTCGCCGCCGAATGTTGTCGGGTTGTCTGGATCGATTCCGAAGCCTTCTCTGATCCAATCGTTAACTTCCGCCGCAGTGTAAGCTGTGTTCCAGCTTGCCTTTGAAAGCTGCGAGCGGGCCGCGATCAAAAACGCCTTGCCGTAATCATCCTCAATGCCACCATCGTCGGACACCGTCGCACCGATCACATCTTGATAGTATTTCGCGACTGATCGCGTCGGGTCCGGGTAACTATATGCGTCCCCAGCACCCGGAACCGTTATCTGATTGTCTGTCAGTGTGATGTCATCGTGACTGTTGAGGTTTAGGTATGTCGTCTCCGTTGGCGTGCCTGGATAATACCAGTCATAAACCACAGAGTTTTGAACCGTGATTCCGCTAAGGTAATAACTTGCCCATGCCAGAGGTTGCTGGTTTATTCTGTTTGGCTTGTGAACGAACAAATTGCCGTCCCAATCGACATTCTTTGAACTTAACACGTACGCCTGCAAATCTTGACCGCTACCGGGCACGCCGTTCCATTCGTCGGTTTCATACCCAAATTTTCGGCCAGCCATCGTGAAGACGTTGTCGCTGATAATGCCGTCTTCGTGTGTGTAGTCTTCGTCGGCTGTAAGAACAATCTGATCAACCGCAAGTGTCGCAGGCGTAGTGCTGTCGGTCGCTAGTCGGATGTAGACTTTCCCCTCATGAGCATCATCGAGCGGACCAGTGTGATGCGACGTCAATGACAGCGTTTGTGTCACGACCGTTGTTGTGTCTGCCCCTGTGATCGTGCCGATGATGTCCCATGAGTCCGTTGTGAAGTTCCACGCCTTCACTTTGAGTTCATCCCCGCTGCCTTGCAGGTAGCACGCAATCGTCACACCAGTTGCCACTCGCCCGTAGTCAAGCCACTGGTCCGGACTGACAGCAGCTTCAAACCACATGTCCCAGCCGTAGACGATGTCTATCACGTTCGCGGCATCGTCAATCGTGTGGAATGTTCCGTTGACCGTCGTTGTGCTGGCTCGCGTCCCTGAAACCACTGACCCAACAAACGTGACCGACGTCGGCGTGATTGATCCTGACGTGTTGTCTTGCGTTGCGGTCTTAGTGAGAGTCGGTGGGGCTGTTCGACCTGACCAGTCCTGCGAAATTCCGTTGTTGTAAAACAGGTTATTCTCAACAGTGAAATTCACGTAACCGCCACGCTCATTGCACAGTTCATCAGCCGACATTTTAATGCCGAAATTAGCGTTTCGCGATAGGATGTTCCCCTCGCAAACCAAGTTCTTAATCGACGTTGTGTACATGCCGTGAAGGGTGTTTTCCGGACCACCATCTGTGAGGATGCCGCAGAAGTCACAGAGATTCTCTTCGATGTACAGATTCGTCTGATGATGGAAAAAGACTCCCATCCCCCAGCATGTGTGCATCACATTTCTACGCCAGTACAGGTTCGTAGCCTGTTCTGTTCCGGACGCAGCAAATACATTCCCATTCAAAAACTGGGCACCAACATTCTGATTCCAAATCAAACATCCTTCAACAAGGATATTCAGGATCGATCCAGACCATTGAAAAGCTGATGTACCTTGATCGTCGCATGTGAACTCTATGTTTACAAATGCGAGGTTCGACAACGGCGTTGGCGATGAACTGTTATAGATCATCGTAGTGTTGTAGACGACAGCCCGTGCCCCAGCATTATGTACCGCTGAACCGCCATCTACGTAGTAGGTGGTCATTACGATAGGTTCAGCCGCACTCAGGCCGGACTTCTCCCACGTCACGCCGCCCGATGTGACTGACTCCGTGAAAGTATCTCCTGAACGCAGACAAAGCCAATCGGGATAGCCGTCTCGGATCAGATCGAATGCACCCCCAGTCGTCACGACAAAAAATGTATCGCCGTTTGCTGGTGTTCCGGACATTGCTCCAACGACAAGCCGCACTTCACCGCTGACAACAGAGTAGCCGCTGATGGTCGCTGTCGTTCCGTTGAGCGTGCCAGATGTCCAGTAAAGAGTGTTGCCGACATATCCGCTCGACTGCTGAGCATTGGCCGACGGAATCAGCGTCGTTGTTGGTGATGTCACCGCATTACTGACGGTCCCCTGGAAATAGTTCCTGATCGTGCGCTTTGGTGTCGTGTGACTTAGCCCGTCATTCGCATTATCGCCGACGGCAGATACGTAGACTGTCCGCCCTGTGGTTCTCACAAGGTCCGTCCAGCCGTTTACGTCGTATGTTCCGATTCCAGCCATTACAGATGCACCTCCGTATGGATTTCGTCGATCAGTTGCCGCATCTCATCTAGCTGTTGCGTTATGTCCGCGAGCGTCAACGTCATCTCTGGAACCACCAAATGAACACACGGCGCGAATATCACGCCTGTTGCCGTCAGATTCAGCCGAATAGCTTCCGTGTCCCACTCATTGCTGACGTGCGTATGCGCCACATCGATGCTATACAGATTCTTTTTTCCCGTATCATCCACCCACTGAATGAACCGCCCAGGGTCCATCGGATCTGTTTGCAGGCTCGGCGTCAACACAGGCCACGGCACGCCCCAGTGATCCGCACTCAGCCAGTTACCGCCTGCGCCCTGTACGTGCCGACGCTGGACGTTGCCGCTGATCTGTGATGCCGTCAGTGATTGATGCGGAGCACCAGTGAGCGAAAACGCACGGAAAAATAGGCGACCCATTTGGCCTGCTGTTAGTGTTTGTGGGATCATTGCATGTCCACCGGACGTAATTCGCGAATCGGACCTGTATTCTGTTCAATCTTTTCTAACACCCCAATGATTTTTTCGTTTGCCGCGTTTATCTTGCCGGAGAGTATGTCAAGCTTCTGGCTGTTAGCTACAGCCGCGTCCTGAGCTACTCTGCTTGAATTCAATGTCTCGGCTGCGTGTTCTACGTGTTCATCAAGTGTGTCGTTGATCTTTTCAATCGAAGTATCCATGTTTTTAACGATGCCCTCCAATGCGTCCAGAAACTTCGTCTGCTTTTCAAAGAGCGGATAAATGACATTCGTACCAGCCCACGAACCGGCAGTCCAGAGCATAAATACAACACCACCAAGGAATGCCGTTGGAATACCCTGTGTCTTGATGAAATCGATGTACCATGGCGCTCTGCTCTGCTCAGCGTCTGTCATCCAAGAAACTCCTCAGCGATCTCGATTGCCTTGCCAACATCCGGCACTGGAACATCCAATGCAGAGATAACCTCCATCATCGCTGTTCTCGACGATTGGCTCACTGCTTCTAATTCGCAAGCGACGCATCCATTTAATGCGTCGCTTGCCTGATATGTGATACTGTGACCACATGGCATTTTAGTGGCCTGTTGATCCACTGCTGTGCTCTGCTGGTGCGTATGACCCGTTGCTGCCGGAGGCCCGATACGTCCTTGTCCGAGTTCTCACCTTCGCCGCATACGTCCCGCTGCTCGGCGCCGTCTTCTGATGCCGTGTGATAGTCCGTGTGTGGCGCACATAATCTCCAGTGCTTGCACCTGATTCGTGTGCATAAGAATGCTCGACAACGCGGTGAGAGCCGAACAGCGACCCGGTACACAAGGCACCGCCAACAAGATAGACAACGCTGAGTCCAAAAAACCACTTCATATCACTTCTCCACTTATTTCAACAAAGGCAAAATGTCACCAGCTGATCGTGATCCAACCATTGGATCAGTTAACCATTCTCCAGTATCATAATCGCATACTACGAATGTAGGAAAACTTCTGATTCGTGCGCCATACTTTGCGGAGTTCGCCTGATTTGTCATCTCGTATTCACGGACAATGAAACCCCTGTCCTCGATCGTTTTCTTTTGAGTCGTTTTCCACGTTTGACACGGCCCGCAATAGCTTGCGGTAAACATGGCAAGGTATCGTTTGTTCGTTTTAGCAGGTGAGTATACCCACACCTCACCACACTGCTTCATCGATAATCCAGACACGCTGTGGTACGGACTTGCGACGACCCTGACTCCGGGGGACTTGAACACCGTAACCAATTTCGCAAGCAACTCTGGATACAAATATGCTGTGATCGCCGTCACGCCGTAATCCTGTGGGCGGAACGTAAGTGCGTCTCCCGTGATAATCTCGATCGGAAGACCAGCCTCCTTCACTCTTCGCCGCGCTGACTCCGCGATCTCCGGATCAATCTCAATTCCTATCGCTTTACATCCGTACCGCTTCACCGCCGCAATCAGAATCCTACCGTCGCCACATCCAAGATCAGCGAGGACGTCTGTCTTCGTTAGCGCGAGGAGACGGATGGTTTGCTCGATGACTGCGTCCGGGGTCGGTGCCTGAGAGGCCACAGTGACCTGCTCAGTGTATTGAGGATTGGCAAGTGCTGATTGATACTGATACTGCATCGATCTAATCCCCTGACACATTGGGCAGTTGCACCCGGGTCGATTGTAAGTTGCAAGGTCGATTACCCCCCACGGAGTATTCACCACCCGCGGTGGGTCCGGCCGCCGGATCAGGATCTTCTCCGGACGTTGCACCTCAACGAACACCGGCGGCGGATCTGGCTTCTCGATGACGATCGGTTTCACCGTGGCAGGCGTTGCTACGCTGGCGGAAATAACGAACGAACGATTGCCGCCCGACACAACAAAGGATTGCGCCGATGCAATCGAAGTCATTGAGATCAAGATCAGCAAGTATCGCATTTAGACCTCCTTCAGCTTCTTGATCTCAGTCACACACCACTGCAGAGTCACCTCGTTGATGATGTTCTTTACCTCGAGGGCGAGCATCCGTTCTTCAAGTGTCGTTGGCGGGTTTGGTGGGATTGGAGGATTGCCTCCGGGGATTGGGACAGGCACCCCTCCGAACTGACCCTTCAGCCATTGTGTTGACGGATCCGTCGGGCCCCATTCTGTCGTCAATCCATTGACTATCGACGGGTTCATCACGCCTCCGTTCGTGTGGCCACGTCCACAATTGTGACCCAGCTCATGTTTGATCAGAGTCGTCCACTGCTGAATGATGCTGCCTGACTCTGATCCACCTTTATAGGTATTGAGAAACTTGCACCAAATCTTGCTGCCACAGGTTTCCCCTTGCCCAACAATCGCAAGACCGATCCACCCATCTGAATTGTTGACGAACGACATGTCGCTGTTGATGTTACCTGAGAAGGCGTCACCAGTGAGCAGGTCTCTGCTATCCGAACCGATGAATCGAAACAGCAAACCTACGCCAGCATATGCCAGTTGGACATTCTTCAAAACCTGAAGAAACACTGGAGCAAGAAACGACGGCAGCCCTGATTTATCAACGCCAATCGACGCTGAGTGAAACTGACCTACGTTGTGGCATCCCTTCCAGTTGCCACTTCCGAAAGCAGGCAATGCAGCATCTGCCTGCATTCGCTCCACAACCTTCTGAAGGTCTGGGTCATCGAAGGCAAACACCACTCCCGGAGGGGGGGCATGGTCAGGCACAGGACATCGCCCACCAACAACCATAGCCTCAATCGCAGGACCAATCACACCATCAAATTGAGGAGGACGGCCATGTTTTTCTAAAACAAGGCGGGTGTATCTCGACATGTCCGCCTTAGCCATCGATATCATCGCTGCGACAACAATCGGATCTTCAGGACGAAGCAGTGTTAAATCTACTTGCCGTAGATTTGCTCCATTTGGATTTTCTGGCGACCAGAAATGCCCAGTTTCCCAGGCAATTCGTATCGCAAATTGGGAGATCGTCTCTCCTGGTTTTCTTGTGCTCATTAGACAATCCCCAGATTCTTGAGTAGATCCAGGATCATCTGGATGATTTGGATTATCTGCGCCCAGTCCAGAGCTTCGCTTGGCAAAGCAGATCCTGGATCCGCCTTCACTCCAGCATAAATAGTCTCCAGAGTAGATGCGTTAATACTAAACGCTGAAGACAGACCAGCTATAAGCTTTGATGGATCGCTTGTAACAGCCAATGCAGATTTACTCCACTTCACAAGTCGCCCGCCGGCCTGCAGACTCGTATCAGCGATCGGAATCGCCATCTCAAGAGCTTGTTTGAAGTTCGCTCCTGTGAGTCCCATCTTCGACAAGGAGTTCACGATCGCCGCCACGGAAGTCGCTTCGTTCTTGTCTTTCAGTTCTGCCTTGCTGATCGCTGCGACCTGGGCAACCGCCGGATCCGTCGGGTTTGGTACGTGAGGAGGATCGACAACCGGAGGGACCGGAGTCACTCCGCCGCGATGCACGATGACGTCGTATGGCATTGCAACGAACGGACCAGGGACACCACCGGTAACAGTGCTCATCCAAACCCCTTGAGGTGTGATGAGAAGGATCGGACGGTCTTCAGCGACCGCTGATCCAATGGAACAAACACAGATCAAAGCGCCAATGAAACTTTTCATAACGCACCTTCGTAATAGAGAAATCAGTCATCTACGCCCATTTTCGCAACCACTTCAGCACACGCTGCAACTTGTTCAGGAGTTGCGTTCATCGCCTCAATCAACTTCACTTCTGTCAGATCATACAACGCTTCGCGACTGTATCGAGGCTTGTCGCCTCGCTCGTGACGCGGCGTATGCCGCCATGCTTTACGCACTGCCCTGGCCGTTGTCGGAATCGCGTCCAGTACGATATCCTGCTCCAGTTTCCCGGTGACAGGGTCGTACGACCTCCTGAGGTATTCCTGTGGTGTCTCGGACGATATCTGCCCGAAACATTTGAGCAACATCGGCATCAAAAACTGATTTACAAGTAGCAGCCATTCCATACAACGCCTTTCACTTCTTTTACCGGAGCCTCCCGGCAGTGGCGTACCTGGCTGCCGCCGAATGATTACGGCAGACAGACTGCCGGGAGAGCTATTCCGGATCCGGTGGGCTAAGCGCCATCACGACATTAACAAACCCCACCGCACACAACCAGCCAGAAAACCCAACTCCCAGCAAATACGCAGGCAGAATTCCGGCGTAAAACGAACAACAGATCGGGCACTCGATCCCCTGACCCTGCCAGGACGTCATTCCCCATTTATTCTGCACAAATCGCCTGACCCTTGAGAATGCGGCTCCAGGCCCCTCAGTCACAGCAAACGAAAAACTCAGCCCGAACGTGATCAGGCAACATTCTATTAGCGAATACCAATTCATCTCCGTCTTCCCTTCGGTCTCGAAAACACCACTGACCGGCTTTTCGTCGGGTGTAACTCACACCCGTTAGCAGTCGCCGTTTTGATCTGCGCCTCGCAGTATCTCTGCACAATGTTCTGCTGCCACCCAGACCACTGCAGATTCTTTACGATCGGTCCTTTTATAGATCTGTAATCAAGGATCGTCGAATTCATCCGATGACGGACGTGGATCCATGATGGTTCGTCGGTGACCTCAATTCTGTTGTCAACATGAATACTTTGTGTGACCCACATAGTGGTTTCCACAAGGGCGTCCCTTCCACGCCAGACATTTAGATGTCCGTCGTGAAAGATGAATCCGTTTTTGAATATCAGAAAGGAATTTTTCTGCTGTAAAGGAATCTTTCGAATCGACTCGATGAACGTCGGGCATAGAAAGTCATCGTCCCCGACTTCAACCTCGATCCTCGGGAATGGCAGCATCACATCAACACGGTTCCTGAATGCCTTTCGTCGGCGTGACCAGCACGGGTCCATTGGAGACTGATCAAGCACAACCTGAAAGTTCTGATCCGTCTGGATAGCCAACGACATGCACAGAGTGCTCTCTGTGATTCCGAGTCTGTATTTGCTTGAGTCGAGCTCAGAGTACTCAGACCGGATGCGCAGGTAAACGGGGATCATGCGGAAACGCTTTCAATAAATCATGCGGAGTGTGGCCGACCCACTGCCGGCATTGCCTTGATCCTCTGGCAACAGCATGCCCCAGAGATGAATTGCTCTTCTTAGCACTCGGAGAAAAATGCAGCACAAGGCTCGGACTATAATGCCATGCGGAATACCCGTGCTTTTTCAGCACGATCCCAATCCACTCATCGACATCCTTGCGAGTCCACGGCTTGAACCGCGTGTCTCCGAATCTCCATGTCTCAACAGATTCGTCGTACACGATCGCCTCAAGCACATGACGGGGGAAAACCATCGACACCGCACCGAGCAACCCTGCTCTTTTCGTTCTAAACAGCCCATATCCCCGAGATAGGTACTCTGTGACGTTCGGGCAGTAGAGAGAAACGACTCCGCAGTCATTAGAAGGCCACAAATCTCGCTCCAAAAGCTCTCGGATCCCTGGAGCGAACAAAGCGTCGTCCTCAGCGATCAGAATCGCCTGAGCTGTCCTGTCGAGTTTCAGCAGGTCTCTCGCAGACTGCACCCAGTTCTGGAAGTTTCCAAATTCTCCGTCAGGTCCGACAGTGATCCCTTCTCCCGGTGTCGCCATTGAGGACGGTCGTCGAAAGACTCGCTGAATTCCGCTGATTGGTCTCGGAGCGTCCGGCTCACAAAATACTGAGGGGTAGAATCCTTCCATGGATGCGATCGTCTTTTCAACGGTAGGCACCGGACGCCTGGCGACGATTATTCCGGAGGCAAAATTCATTTCTTCGACCTTCGCAGAGGACCATGGAACTTCTTGATCCGGGTTTCCGCCTCCCGGATGTCTGCTCGCTCTTTCGCCCGCGGATCGACAGTACCATCCCTGTACGGACTGACACGTCCTGCCCAGTTCACGAACGGCGGCCCGAGATGCAGGACCTCAAACGGTGGTCGAACCTGCTTCGTCACCGGCCACTTGTTGTAGAACTTCATGTCGTTCCCGCCGGCAATCCTCCAGATCACCGAATGCCATGGCGCCCGGACAAGAACCGGGTCAGCCGCGTTGAACAGCTGGAAGTAACCTGAGAACTCCTCGTTCGCCTTTGGACGCTTGAACTGCCTCCACTTCCGCTCTTCCGGGATCCCGTCCTTGTAAACCTCCATCACCCTGCGATGCGGCGTGTAGATGTATCCCATCTGCGGGATGAACGGATGATGCAGCTGTGGGATCGCTATGTCGGCATCCATCAAAAGAATCCACCCGTGCCGACCGAAGACGTCCAGTGCCTCCTCGATCGCGTAGAACTTATTGAACGCCGCATTCCTTCGATAGAAAGCATCCGTCACATGACACTGTGCGCCGTGCTGCTGGGCCACTTCGATTGTCCGAGTGTCGTGTTCAGCAGTGACGATGATCGTCTCGGAGATGAAGTGCTTGTTGTACGGCAACGTCAGTTCGAGAATGTCAGAGTAATCGACACAGACTGTTACGGACCTGATCATTTAGCCACCGCAATTATGTTTTCGTTGGTCTCATGGTGAACTTTGAATCTGTGAATCTTCTCGATGTATTCCTTCATCTCTTCCCTACGCGAAGGGCCAGGCACCTCAATGCAAAGCATCTTGCAACCTTGAAATCCTGCAGGAGCATCTCTGAGTATTTCGAAGTCCATGTATTCTGCGTCGATGCTGATGAACTCGAACGGACCGTGCTTCAGCAGTTCTGAAATCCTCACGCACGGAACAGTGAGACGAACGCCGATCTGCGAAGGGACGGTATGATCAGTAATCGTGTTGAACCACAGTCGATTACTATCCTGCGTCATCTTCAGAATCGACGGAAGACCTGTCGCATTCACCGCACAAGCCCAAACATCGACGCGACCTTCGAACTCCTCCACTGAATGAATCAGTCGGCATAGATTGAACGGACTTGGCTCAACCATAATCCCTGTCCAGCCGAGTTCAGCCAATGCACGAGTGTTGCTCAAATCGACCCCGTTGAATGCTCCGATGTCAAGGAAACGTCCTGCATGACCGCGAAAGTGCTGCAGAATCACATCCTCCTCATCGTTCTGCGAGTACCTCATGGCTTCATTCCGAATATCATCGTGTCAAACAGATCAGGCATCAGGTCGAATGTGTCCTCGAACCCGGCATTTACGAGCATCTGCCGTGTTGTCTCATAATCATTCTTGACCCATGGTACGACATCTGCCGTAATCTCCTGCGTGTAGCATCCTGGCCGTCTTTCGCAGTTCGAGAAGTACAAAGCCACTTCACCACCCGGACGAAGAGTCCTGAATATTGAATGCAGATATTCCTGACATGCTTTCAGCGACAGATGACAGAACACACCAAACGACCAGCAAAAGTCGATTGAGCTGTCAGCAACGCCAAAGCAGGAGAAGTCCTGATCAGGAACTTCGATGTACTTTATGTTTTTTGCATCGAACTTAACCGACGGAAGCAGGTCGATCGCTGTCACAGTCCTGAAGTTTTTTGCCAGATACTTTTCTGTCCAGAAACCAACTCCGCATCCAACCTCGAGACAGTCCTTTGTCTTACTGTAAAAACCGCTAAGGCACTTCGAAACGACCTCTTCTTCTGTCTTCCCTGAAGCGGCGCCGTAAACATCCCAATTTTCTTTGTACCCGCCGGGCCAGGTCTTAAGGAACGTCTTCTTTGATGTGTTCATGGATCCTTCGTCTTTCTTCATCTGTAATTCCAGACCAACTCCAGAAGTGCTCTGCTACCGACTCAGGGCACCACACTTGAGTGTCAGTTACGAAATATCTGCTCTGTTCTTTCCTGTCAACGTATGCGCCAATTACATTGAATTCACTGAACTCGTGCTTCTCGATCTTTCTTAGTCGCCGCTCAAAATAAGGGACGAACTTACGCACTGCTGTGACAGAATCGACATGGAACATCATTGGCATCTTCCGCATATATTCCCACTCGACATTCCACCTGACGTACGCCTGCGTGATCTGTTTCCACTTCAATGCAACAACCGACACAGGATCCGCCCCGAGTTCAGTGTATCTGGTCTTCAGCAAAATCGGTCTACCGTCCTGAATGAACGACTCAGGAGAAAACTCTCTGAAGAATATGCAGTCTGAATCCACGAAAAGGACGAGTTCTGTGTTTACATACGAGTCAACATTCAATTTCACCCACTGCTGATGAATGTATCCGTTCGGCCACTTTTCTACTGATTCCACCCTCGCTGTTTTCGCAATCTCGATAGTCTCATCAAGGCAATCTGAGTCCGTCACTACAACAACGTCCTCAAATCCTGACCCATACCTCTCAATCGACTTAAGGCAATAATGCAGCCACCTTAGATCATTCTTCCATGTCTTGATGAATATTGAAGCCTTCATCACTTCCTCCAGTACGCGATGCACGAGTCAGCGTGACCTGTAATCAACCGAAGGTCCACAATACTTGCATCATGATTAGTCACCAGATTCGCCAGCCACCGACAATCAGAAATATCTTCAATCACATAAAACCCTCCGGTTCGAAGGAATTTGTACAGGTGCTCCAACCCGCTGTATTGATGCGTCGGTGCATGGCTCCCATCGTCAATCATCAGGTCGAACATGCAGTCATTGCTCGTGCAGTAATTCACAACATTGGTGAAGTCGGGCGCATTGGCCTGAATCACATTGAACCCTTCGCACAGGTCCTTATCGACTCCTGTGTAAATGCACCCTGCTTCACGAAACGCCATCCCGCTGGCTCCGTGAAGCACGCCGATCTCGAGTACTCGTAAAGGAGTGATCTTCTCAAAGATCATGTCATACAAGTACCCGTACCTGTGACGTTCGTTCTTGTCTGATCCGTGCTTGTCGAATAGTTCCGAAATTTTCATCTCATTCTCCTCTGCCGAGCAGTGCGTCTCTCCGTGAGGTCCAGAATGAAACTTGAAAGCGATTCCCGACCAACTCCGTATTCCTCCTGCATGATCTTAAGGCCAGACTGGTAGGCAGCGTCTGACCATTGTCGGTTGTGGATCTCATGCACCAGGCTGAAATCCTTGTACGTCGTCACACGATACTGCTGCTTTGTGACGAGGTGATATGGGATCCAGTAATCCCACGCAGGGGCGCCAAGTGTCATTCCGATGTCTGGTAGATCAGAATCAATCTTTGGCGTGATAAGAAATGCGTCGATTCCCCACTTGAACATCTTCGCTGAACGGGACCTTGGCATCTGGTCCCACCGGATACCGACCTTCAACTCTCCGTCTTCACCGTCAGCCCATCGATTAAGGAATAAATCCTTGTCGGAACGAATCTCAATGTCTGAGTTCAGGATCAGGACAGACTCATGGATTGCCAGGCGTGACATCGCCTTGATCCGGACGCACTTCGGCATGTTGAAACGGTCACCGACCAGATCGGTTCCAACGACAGAGACATTATCGTAAATACCTGCTATGTTTTCCGCCTCTTCGTTCGATTGAACGGCGACGATCGGAACTCCTAACTGCTTCCAGGACTCCAGACACTTCTTCTGCCGATCCACACGCCTCGGTGACAGCGATGTAACGATCTTCATTCCAGCAGGGCTCCTTCCAGCCACGACCGCATCGTTGGTGTCCAGCACTTCGATGCATAGTTCATGAAGTTGGCATCCATTGCCTCAAGGTCACTTCGCTTTGCCTTCGAAATGAACCTCTTCAGAAAACTTGGATGCGTCTTTCCGTCCCATGTTCCGGCATATGGTACTGGGCTTTTCGATCCCGGGAAGTGATTACTGTACAAAACATCGAAAAGAAGCAGCTGATGCGTAAAGTTGTACTCGTCAAACATCTCCTTCAGTTTGCTTTTTCGAAACACACACGGAAGATGCGTCCCCATTTGAAGCGTCGTCTTGCCTCGTTTTTCCAGCTCGAGGAACGATGCCCGGATCAGTTGATGCCAGGTAGACTTCATGTTTACTTTATACCACGGATCGTAGTGCGGTTGCTCCATCTGGGCGACTGTCGTCGGCTTAAGCATGAAAGCGTCGTCCATAATCCAGACGAACTTTTCATCTATTTCGTCCGAGTTTGCTGCCAGCATGATCTTGTGCTGCGTGTCGCGCCAAGGCATCCTCGCGTCCCTGTCCCGCGACGACCTTACTCTCGGTGATGGGATGTGGTGACCGTCGTACCACGTCGGCTTGTCGCCGATGATCGTTATTCGTGCTGCGCCTGGGAAATTCTTCTTAATCGAAATAATCGAAAACTGCAGTTCGATTCCTGAGTCTGGCCCATGGATGTACAAGTACACGAAATTAGTTTGTGGTCCGGTTCCAAAAGAGAATCCGCTGTATTCCGACATGTCCAACGCATCGCTCCCTCGACTTCTTGATTCGACGCGAACGGAGACCCCCCTCCGAATCGCTCGCTCAACTCGCCTTATCTCTGATTCCGGGCTTCGCGCCATCAGATCACCAAAACCCTTGCTTGAAGTGCCCTGATGCTCGATCGCAGATAAATCTCTGCGTACTTGTACTCTTCAACCTGACTGTTCAGAACTGACACCCATACCAGCAGACACAATATCACCGTCCAGTAGAATGTCCTGATTTTCGCTGCTTCCGACATCAAGCTCACACGCCTCATTAAGCCACCTTGAAATGAGCATCCTTGCAACTTGCCCATCGGTTGCAAACTGATCGATATGCATCAGCAACTTTGCCCAAAGTGCTGCTTTAGCTTTCTTCGAGTTCTTCTCGATCTCAAATACAATCTCATCATGCCGAGCATGAATCTCCTCGACAGTCAGCTTATTGAGCTTCAGCAATGTCTGCCGGCAGTCGCCGCAAGGCACTCCTCCAACACGTTTGAACAAGGATAAAAGGATCGTTCCTACACGCGACTTTGCGTTAACATTCCTTGCGTAATTGTCTCGGATGTTTTCTTGATGTATTTTCTTCTGGATAGCAATAGCCTTCTTTGCAAAATCAGATCCAGGGTCTCTCGCTATCCTCTCCTTCCAATGTTTCGGGATGTCCTGTAGCCTCACTCTGAAATGCTCCCAGACAGATTGCAGCAGATGTACTCTGTCACCTGAAGTCCGTACTCGCCGCACGGCAAGCAGTCAAAAGTCTGTGTTTGCCCGGGAGTTCCAGGAGTCAGGTCAACATCTGCATCATTGCAGATACAATATGACTCGCTCGCCGGAACTTCCTCGCATATTGATGTCCTTAACCATGGCATTATGACTGCCCCTTATTATGTACTGCGTACCCGTCCGCAACGAACGTATTTGATCCTGTCACGCTTAAGTTGTACACCCCGAAAGTTCCACGAAACGCCTTAACCGACGCAATCGTTTTTCCGAGCGGCAAACGCTGACCAGCAACTAATTTCCCGGCCTCAATCGTTGAGACCATATCCAATGCGAAAAACGGGTGCTGCGGAGTAACTCCAGTTGGAACGCCGTATTCGTCCGTTAGCTCAATCAACACATCTGCTTCGCCAGCCATGATGGATCTGACTTCTACAACTTCCCCGTTAATATCAAAAACAATGTCACCTTCTCGCAGTAACTGTATCGGTTTTTCTCCGGTCGGCGTTTTTACGAGGGTGCCTGCCACGAAGCACGCCGCTTGCCAAGTCCAGACGCAACTGCTCTCGCCACAGTCTGGCGGGTCTGCGTCAATCTGCAGAAGAAACGGATCACAACTGATCAGCGTTAATTGGTAATAATGTGGGTGAGATGCAGGATACCAACTGACACCAAGGTCGTTTCCTCCTATGTAAATCCACCAACTCTCTTCAAATGTAACGGGGTCAATTCTGCAAAAAAGATTCACAGTTGCATCTGCGAGCCCTGATATTTCGCACCAGTCTTCAGGAAGTGCGCCTGTCCAGATTGTTGCCGTGTCTCCGGCACCAAACCCTTCTGCGGCTGTATATGGTCTTCTCGTCCCTCCGACACAATCACCAATTGAATCTACCCTTGTAAGCACGATAGACACAGGTTCATCTGCGCAGCATGATGATGCGAGATCGAGTGTGATGCAGTCTGGCATTATTACTCCCGGACAGCACCCACTCGTACAGCAACAAGGCGTCCCTTTTGGCATTCCGAACAAGGACATTTACCCTTCCTCGCACTCATCGCAGATTTGAATAGGGCAACTCACGCCAGCAAAAATAACAGCAGTCCTCTTGATAAGCGTCCACACACCTGTAGTTGGGCAACACTCGTACTCGTCTTTGTACTGCACGATGTGTTCCTGATAGCCACGAACGATCTGGTACACTCGCTCACGTTCAGTGCTGTCACTTCCGCTGTTCTCGATGTTTCTGTCGCCGATGTAGACCATCAGGCAGTCTGTCAGCGTCTTTAGCGGGACGTGGACGGACTGTGGGTCATAGGCAAGAACAATGACGCTCGTCTCTGTTGTCTGAGCGTCCGGAAGAGGCACAACAAGAGCATCGTCGCATTCCTGAAATGACGATCCAATCTGCTCTTCGAGTCCAAGGATGCTGCAGATCGAACATGGATCCTCGTCAGAACCAGAATTTCCTGTTGAATTACTAATTGGATCGCAGTCAGGCGTTTCTCCGCTCCAGGTAGAAATCTTGACTTCGTAATATCCCTTTCCAATAACTCGGTGAACTATCCCGTGAATTATGTTCAGCGAAGAACCAGCGAAAGAAAGAACTTCCCATCGCTTCGAGTCCTCGTTGTAAATCACATAGAAGACGTCGCACTCGGCGATATCATTGGCTACTGGGTCAGTTGAGTCTGAGGTCGATGCCGATTCGCAGAATGCGTCTGTTGAGTCTGAGGTCGATGCCGATTCGCAGGATGCGTCTGAGGTCGATGCCGATTCGCAGAATGCGTCTGTTAGCCCAGACATGACATCCCATGCACGGAACGGCGCCGAGTAGAAGTCCGGGGCATGAATCCCTGTGCCGCGGTTGAGTCTTACCTCCTTGACCATTCCGGAAGGCACATCGTCAGTTACCGTGACAAGGTCTGTCGATGACGGCTGAATTTCGAAGTTTTCTGTCGCCGTTACCAACTTGATCATCGGACGACGCATGTTCGCCGACTGATTCCCGAGAGTCTCATTGACCAGCGATGAACCATTCCCATAAGACACCTGCGTGCGTGCCTTTACTGACTCCGTCACCATCAAGTTAAGGCGAGAAGCTAAAAGTGGATCACCCGGAGACCATGGAGTTGGTATTGTCATAGAACTGGAGGATACAAAATTGTTGTGAAATCTTTCAGTTCAAACAGATCTTCACTGGTTGCCTCAACCTGAACTCTCGCCCACACACCTGATGTTCCACTGTCAGTATCTCGGAACAGGTAGTTCCATCCGACAATTTCTTCGGACGATCCTGATCCTGATCCTGATACTTGCGTTATTCTCTTCTGCTTGAAATTCAGTTTCAGCGTCGTCGTGTTTGTGTTGTCGGCCTGACTGAATCCTACTCGCATCCCACCGAACGCATCTGTTCGCTTCGACCTGTCTTCCTGAAAGTCGATAAACATAATCGTTTCTGGTTCGTAAGGGATCACACCAGGAGATTCCGACGACGAAACGTAATCACAGAACAGATCCTCTCCAAAATCGTGCTCATTGACTTTACCTCTGAACTCGCGGAGATGGGTCTCAATCTGCCCCAGTTTATTAACCGGGACATTGTGCCAACTGACGATGATGTCCGCTTTTGGAATCACTTTGTAGGCATAACTGTCCGATTTCAGCCTCCTGTTTTCTCCGGGAGGTAAATCGGACCACACGAGCGGCGCGTTTGGAAGAGTGAATAATTCATACGACGGATTTCGTTCTGAACTAATACAGGTGTTCGGAAGAATCCCAGCGGCAACCACCCACTCCTCAGCCTCCTCGTCCCAACTCGCACAATCGCATGGGTTTTCCTCATACCCGATCGTCACAATGCAACTGCATTCAGAGTCGTCGAGTCCATCAGGATATCTGTGCCAGTACCTCTCCATTTGATACTGACTAACAGGATCCTCGATTGGAGGAGTATCTGAATCTTCTGTTTCATAGCGAACATTGAAACAGCCAACACAAAGAGGCTCTATGTTGAACGATGATGCGACAAGATGCATCTGACCGTATGGCTTGTTTGATCCGCTGAATGGGAACGGAGCCGGGAGAGAAGCAGTGTCTCCTGGAATATAAAGCTTTCCAATTTGCCTTAAAGCGAAATCTTCAGAGTACTCACACGGAACTTTAAACCTGCGAGTGGACTTCGCTTTTCCAGACTCAAAGCTCACAAGTCCGGAAGGATGAATCGCTTTAACTTCATAAGAGTAATCATTGTAAATCGTCATTGCGCCGTCGCCCCCACCTTGATCTTCTTCACTTCTTCTGCAGTCTTCTCAGTGTTCGACACAATCTTCTCGAGCGGTTTCAGCAATTCACGATTGAACTCCTTCGTGGCTGCATCGGCACGCTCCTGAATTTCGATCGGAGACAGGACGCGAGACTTCGGGTCGAACTTTCCTGAAGTGTCACCGATCCCACTCACATCACCTGTAATGTTTTGGAACCGACGTCGAAAATCATCCGCACGCGACGAAGCATCGTTCAGATTCTTCGGCGGGTTGGCGAGATAGTTATTTCTCTCTTCAATCAAAAGCTTTTCAGCCTTTTTGTACATCTCGAGAGATCGCCTCATCTCAGAAAGAGTCTGCCCTCCTGCTTCTTCAGACAGTGCGTTAGTCTGAAGCCCTCGCGCGATGCCTTCGAAGTCCGTGAACCTGGACCTTTTGTCTCGCTCCTTGTTTATCTTTTCTCGCAGGTCCTTCTGCTTCTGAAGAACCTCGTTCAACCTCTCATCGGCGTTTATCCGAGTCGCCTGAGAATTTGCCTCATCAACACGCTGGATTGCTGCTGGGTCCGATCCAGCCTGTTTGTATGCGAGTGCCAAATTCGCATCGAGAAGCTTCCGGAACTCCTCGTTGTCCTGACGCAGCCTTTCCAGAACAGGAGCCTCCTCAGGCACCAAATCAAGAATCACGGCGCGAGTCAGTTTTAACTCATAGTCCAGCTTCTTGCTCTTATCCACAACCGACTGAAGACCTTCAGGCAACTGCTTGCTGAATATATTGTCAAGTTCAGCAGACGCCTCGGCTATCTGGCGGAGGTTTTCGTAGAATCGCTGAGATTTTTTAACAACCTCATCTAACTCTCCGAACTTACTCCCAATCGCTTCTGGCCCTCCACCCTGATCCGCTCTTTTAGATCGCTCTTTTGCCGCATCTGCGATCACATCATTTAGTTTCCCATAATTCTGTAACAACCGCTGAATCGACTCGTCAGACACCTCGATACCTTTTGACTGCGCATCGAACAGGTCTCTTATTCCTTTCTCTGTTTCAGCAGACAACTTCTGGTATTTTTCAATCTCCGGCAGGAACTGTTTGAACTGTTCAAGGTTTGAATCATCAATCGCGTTTCCAAATGGTCTCTTTGATGCAGCAGTCAGCCTGTTAATCTCTGCTCGAATCTCTGCTACACTCTCCGTGAAGGTGTCAGTTGCTGCGTTTGTTACCTGGATCGCCTGAGTTAGTTCTCCAGACTTGAACGATGCCTGGAGTCTCGACGATTTCTGATCGCTCTTCTCCTGCGACCGAGAGTTCAGCGTGTCTATCTGCTTCAACACTTCCTGCAGTGACTTTGCATCCTCAAGAGTCTTAAGCAACTGACGGTTCTCGCTCCGAAGACGGAAGTCAAATTCAGACTGCTTCTGGACGTCACGAATCTTCTGCTCAATGTCAATCAGTTCAAGCTCGACCTGCCCAAGACTCGAAATCCAATCGATCATCGCCGGGATCACAAGAATCGCAAACGCCGATCCGATTCCCGCGATCAACGGTATCGACTGCGCCAGTTTTGCACCAATCTTTTCAGCGCGTTCGACCGGAACATTAGGTGCCATTCGGATAAAACCCTTCGTCACCGCGGACTGCACGGACTCCAAACGAGACATGTCGTTCAGAATGAACGCAATGTTGTTTGCTGCGCCGCGGATACCACCAGACAATCCGTTCAAACTGTACCCGACACCGAAGTCCTCGATCGCCTGTCCAGCCTGATATGCGTTGTTCGACAGGGTATTGAATGACCGACCAGCTTGGGCATTTTCAACCTGAATCTGTTCACGGACTTTCCTCGCGCCGATGCCGACACTCTCTCCGAAATTCGTTCCGAGATTGTCAAACTGCAGCCCGCCGTAGAAATTCTCGTTCGCTTCGGACACCTTTCGGATATTATTGATCGCTTCCGGAGTCTTTCCGTTCAAATTCTCGAACGCAGCAGCGATCTTTTGCAGTCCAGCTGCTGTTCCATCGAATGTACGAACAGCATCGTCAAGCGCAAACTCAAGTCTGCGAACTTCTGCTGTCGCTTCAGCAAACTGCTTCTTCGTGTCGAACGACTGCCCCTGAAGACTCTGCTGCCGCAACTGTGTGCCAATCCTGTCCTCAGTGCGAAGAGACCGTTCTTCGGCGACAATCTGATCCTTAGCGAACACAAGAGAACGCTTGGCTGACAACTGCCTATCAACCTCATTCACCTGACGCTGAAGGAATTCCATCTGAGAAATGGTCTGGTCGAGGCCCATCTTGTCATCAAGACGTCCAATCTCCCGGAGGTCAAGAGAAAGCTTGCTCAATTCATTGGACGCAAGCTGCAGTTGTTTCGCTAACTCAGGGTCGCCAGTCTCAGAGGACAACTGTTTCACTTCGCCGAGACGCTGTCGCATTCTTGCCAACAGGTCCAAAGTCTCGCGATACTGCCGGTTGATCTCATCGTTATCAGCAGACTTGCTGACTTCGTTTCTCTTCTTAAGAGCCTCGATCTCACGGTTGATCTGCTGCTCGAAGGACTTATCGACTTTAACCTTCGCCTGAATGTTATTGACCTCGGAGAACTTCTTGAGCATTCGCTCCTTGGCCTCATCGACCATCTGATCGAAGTTCTGGTCGAAGCGTGGCTTGATATTGACGAACACGTCAAGCAGTGATTCATCGTCAGCCATCGAATCTCGCTCCTAATGCACAGTACGCCTCAACAAGACTGAGGCTTAGTGCGTCATCCAAACCAAGACCACACTCTCTCGTAACCGAAATCGCGAGCATCTTATACCGATTTCCGCTCGCCTCAACCAGCGGAACCGCACGCGGTATCGGTATGTTTATTGTCCTGGCTGTTCCGGCCCCAGCTGAACTGACTGTTCGCTCGGGCCATCGGAGTTTTTTAAGTTGTTACTCTCGTCGGTCGCCAGCAGCGCAAGCTTCAATTCCATCTTCTCTTCGTCAGTCGCCGACTCCCACATCAGATTGACGCGGTTTATTCCTTCCTGCCAGCTCTCCTTCTTGCCCTTCGCAGTCTTCACCGGACAGCACTTCCAAAGCGAATACAGGAACCCTTCCTCCGACTTATCGAAGAACAACTCCTCCTCGTACGAAACGGACGAAGACTGTGCGTACACAGTCTTCATCGCTATCCCAACGAGAATTTTGTAGTTCTCCTCAGTCATCTCAGGAGGAAACCCCTGGATCAACGACCATGGAGTGGCCCTTCTGCTTTTGATGAAATCCAGCTTCTCGACATAGTCGAGAAGCCTTTTGGGTTTCACCACGATCTCTTTTCCGCCGATAGAGACTGTGATCATCGCCTGCCTTTATTGTTTACTCAGAGTCAGCCTGAAGTGTCGGTTTCGTGATCCACTCGTACACTTCAAACCCGTAATTAAAAATCAACGCCGCGTTCCCGGAGATGTTGTAATCGACAGGGACCGTCACGATACGAACGATCGCTTCGAAGTGCTCCCCCGGTGACCCCACAGCCGCGGATCCGTCCCAAATATTGTCGCAGTCTTCCGACCATCGCAGACGGTACAACAGGTTGATCCCGAGCAGCCCCGGAGCCGTCCCGCCGTGACACGCAATCGCGATGTTTCCTGTACTCGCGACAGTTCCGCAAGCTGGAATCTCTTGTCCGGCGGAGTCCGACGTCACGATCTTCGGCGTATTCGCCTGCTCAGTCGTTGAAATCTGAGTGACGTGGGGGATTTTGTCCCATGTCGTACCAGTCCCTGTATCCGTATCGAGCAGCGCACATGCAGATGATGAGCAGCACAACTCTCCAGCAGAAAAAACCATATCAGATCTCCACTAAACAGATTCCGAATCAGACGCTGCCCGGTGGTATTCACCCCTGAATGTCACAGCGTATTTTATAATTCCACCAGCAGCACTTGTAATTAATGATGATGGAGACCCAATCACACAAAAACATCCGCACGTACCAAGAGGAATACATCCTGGCTCGTACAGCAAAGTCTCGACCTTATCCCTGTAATCCATCACCGCGTTCTTCTTCAATTCACTGAAGTACGCATCGATCGAAACCGTCCAGATCTTCTGCACCACGTCGCTCGTCCTGAGCCCAGCAGTGCTATTCGCTTTCAGTACCAGATACGGAAGGCAGTCCTTGCATTCCCGCTTGTTCACAAAGTGATTTTCAGCCTTGATCGGTGTGCAGGTCAGTGCCTTGAGCGCGTCAAGAACCGCTTGCTCGATGCAACATGACATCTTCACTCCTCACAGCAACAATGTTTTCGATCTTAACGCCAAATCGCTCGACGACAATAGCTTCAGCCACCTCCGGACTGTAACTCGCCACAACTACCGGAAGACCAACACCATACACGAGATACTCGAACATCATTTCGTTCCTTCGAAAGCCCTCTTTGCTTCGTTCGCCATGTCACCCCGCGCCCTGTCGAAAACAGGCTTCACCCATGGCCGACCATCCCTGTCATGCTGAAGAAGGTAATTCATGTTCCGAGAGCCGACGTGACTCGGTGCGAATCCTACATATCCCTCGATGGAATCGAACAGATCTGTCACTCCTCCTCGCAGATAATTCGAAAGAAAGTCACGGATCGGCTGTTCCCGCACAAAACCTTCCAGCGGCGTGTTGTTGGGCTGCCCTGCTCCATGTACCGGCCCAAATCCTCCAGGAACGTGTCCTCCGTACGCATGGGGTATCTCACCCTTCTCGGAATGCGGTGGCGCCACACTCGCCTGAAGAGCGAACACATACGAATCAGTCAGGTATTCAGCCGCAACGCCAATTGCCGCCTCCAACTTCCGATTGATCACCTCCTTCAGACGATCGCTATGATCAACGAACTGAACAGTCAGCACTTTCCTGCTCCAGCCCAAGTCGATACGGCACGTAAATCCCACCATCGTCTACGCGAGTAATTCTGTAAGTCCCTGACTTATCCCTCAGTCGATTATTGGCTGTCGGTCTTGTTGCCAGAGGCCATCGAACCAATGCTCCGGAAAAACTGTACACAAGATCGCTCGAGTCATTTCTGCCCGACAAGGCGCCAGACGAAGCCGAAATCTTTCCTTTGACTCGTTTGAGAGTTTTGTAATTGATTGACTCTGCGCAGTCGTCGCAGTCTTTGCACTCGAGTTCAAGCACATCGATGTCATCCAGCAAAAGGAAACACGCTGCCACCGACCTCGCCCGCAGGACTTCAACGCAAAACTTCGGCAAACTCTCAACCGAATAGATCACCCACTCAGTCCCCGTCGCATCAATCACTGTCCCGCCGATCCCAACATCGACGGCATGCTCCTCCATCGATATCCTGAACACCCTGTCCGACGGATGTACTCCGGCATTCACGTCCACCGCGGACATTCGCACACCTTTTGAGCGTGCGAAATTGAACACAGTTTCCTCGCCGCAGTACTTCAACGTGATCGTCTCGTAATCACAAAACGCCGTTAACCAGTCCTCACACGCACACTGTGTGTCAACACAGCACGATTCTGACATTGATTCGCTGCTCATCGTCGATATCTCCGCTGATTACGAATCGACGGAAGTGTGCGGCATGAACCACCTGTGCATGTCGCCGGAGTGACGCACGGCACAGAAACGAACTCGAATAATTCACCCTCAGAGCCGCACCCCTTCGATTGGTACAGTTCCTTGTAGACCTTCAGAATATTAACCTTCGCCTTCAGGCCTGGAGTCCTGTCCTCGGTCGTATCGCCCTCGTTGATGATGTACGCACTGCAGCTCGCATTCGCGATCTCTTCCGCGAGATCACAAATCTTCTGCTCCAGTTCGGCACATGAAAGGCAATCGGCCATCTTCAGACCTCAACAAGTCCACGCGGCATTCCGGTTCGTTCTGATACCTGCAAGAACTGCGAATAGTCGCGGTTCATCTCAATTTCGTCGATCACTTTGCACAGCGGCCAGACACATTCCAGGTCGCCGAGGCACTCAGCAGTCAGGTACGCGAATGAGTTGGAGTATATGTTCTTCGCATCCTGCTCAGACAGATCCTTCTTCGATCGAACAATCCGAGTCGGACCACCAGGCATTCGAATCGCCCAGATCTTACCTTTACCAGCAGCCATAAATCACCCTTCGTTAATGCGAAAGAGCGGCGACGATCCCTCGCCGTCGCTCTTCCTATCGAAATCCCTGTCGGGGGAACTCTTACAGACTTTCGAACGTCGTGCCTGTCAACAGCACAGCCTTGTGCGGATCTTTGACGTAAGAATAGCCCTTCGAGTAGCTGTTGTAAACAGCCACAATTCGCTTCTGACACTCGTTCGCGCCCAATGGGCAGCGATTAACTTCAGGACGAACCTGGTAAACCCAGGCCATGAATTCAGCCAGCTTTCCGAACCAGATCCACTCGCGGGCTTCAGAGACACCGATCGAATACCGCAAGGCGATCTGCTCAACCATGCGGTCGTACCCGACCGGGTTGAACGTCATCCCATTGGCAACTTCAGGGCTCATGTAGAAGTGCTGTGTGTCGCCTTCCGGACATGTGACATCACGCTCAACGCTCGTCGAACGCAGCAACGGCAACAGCTTGTCGCGGTTCTGACGGCTCGTCCACACGTCCAGGTTGTCCATATCCATCTCGATGATCCGGCCATGCACAAGGTCTGTCATGTCGTAGAACAGATCGCGGACATTCTGCATGTCGCTGCCGCAGACAATTGAACTTGCTTCCGCGTTGATCCACGGACCGCTCGCACCGCTCGCGAATGGAGACGCATCAGCGTTGTCATAGTAAATCGAATACGCTGTGCCGCTGCGGTTGTACGTGTTGTTGTAACCGATCAAACTGTCGATCAGCTTCGTCTCACGGTACTGGTCGTGCGCGTCACGCAGCTTCGGAATCTGCTGCAACAGGAATCCGTTCGGGTCCTTGCACAGTGCTTCACGAGTGAACGCCAGACCGGCGGCGACAGGCTTCCCGTTCGGGTGCTGCAGGTAATCGGTCGCGATTCCATACAGCGGACCTGCTTCCAATTCGCCGACTTCATGAACCTCAATGTCCGAGAACACCCCGAAGTCCTTGAACGAATCCTCGCACTCGCCACGAGTCTCGACCGGAACCACATTGGCAAGCTTGTAAGCTTCCTTTGGGTTCTCTCGGAGAGATGTCTTGATCATGATCTGAGCCATGCGGTTGAACACGCCGCTCGTGATGATCGCTTCCATCGCGTCATCACTGATGCGTGGCACAACCTCACGGAACTTCGGACCGAAGTCGTGCTCTAGACAAGCAACGAGGTCGATGTCCGCCGGCTTATATGCCGGCTTCTCAGACTCCAGCACTTCACTGAACTGCTCGAGAACAACGTCCCCGTGCTTCTTGTGATCTTTGATCAACGTCTCGGTCAGCTGGCGATTCGCCATGATTCACATCCTCAGAAAGACAATACTTGAAACCGCCAACAGTTTATGTCGAGAATTCGACCTCTGCGTATCCCTGAGCCAAAGCTCCGGATGACTTCACCGCGCGGAACACAATGTCACCGCTGGTCGTTGACAACTGGATCGTGCTGTTCGACAACAGGTTTGATCCGGCAACCTTGCCGAAAGTGAATCCCTGGCCGATAACCCATGTCGTCGGGGCCGCAGCGCCTGCCGTATCCACGATCTTGTACGCCCGGCGGAATGAACTCCCTGTCCGGCGCCACGCGACCGGAATGCTTACCGGTGCGTCATTGCACACGCCGTCGTCATCGTTCACCTGGCTCAAAGCCACTCCGATGAACTTCGCCGCGGCAGCAACCTGAGTCGTCGTCAGGTTTGTGTCCCATGCTTGATCCGTCTGAATCAAAGCGGCTTTCAGGACGCCGGTTGACGAGTCAGAACCAAGAAAGTCCCCCTCGCACATATCAACCAGAGTGTCAGGCACCGTCAGATGACGAATGTCCGTCTCAGCAGGGACATGACCGTACTGGTTCATCACATCAAGGCAATTCGGCATCTCAAAACTCCGTACTTAAAACTTGTGTCAATTCGCAACGAGCCCGATTACTTCAGGCCGAGTGATTTCTTGATGTCGTAACCTGCACTGTCGGCAGCTTTCCGACGAGGACGGTAAGAAGGTGCTTCCTCCTCTTTGGTAGACTCTTCAGCCGGATTTCCATCGTCCGGCACCTCAACCAGCATCGGAGACAGCTTCGACAGCACTTCCGTGAACTTCTTGCGAGTCGATTCACCCATCTCACAGGCACACTCGACGATCGAATCAAGAATCGTCTTCTCGATCTCGACACCTTCGAGAACCTTGGTGATCTCGACAGTGACTGCTTCAGTCAACTTCCGCTTTGCAGACTCCGACTCAAGTGCATCGAGCTTGGCTTTCAGTTCCGCCGCTTCTTTCTTTGCAGCGTCCAACTCTGCCTGCTCGGTCGCATCCTTGCTCTTCTGTGCCAGAAGTTCAGTCACGAGTTCAGGGTGCTTTTCGCGAAGTGTCTTGAGATCCATGATATCCTCTTCTGATTCGAAAATTCCGTCTGCCGTCCCAGGTCGGGTCACGACATCCACCGACCGAAGCATATCGATCGATTCAACAACCTTGTCGCCTGTCTTGTCCGGGCGCCCGTCATTGGCATACCGCACAGAACTGTTGATCGACATTCCGAAAGTGTTCGGTGCGTACAGCACGTCCCAGATGAACTGTTCAGCAACCTGGTTCTTCGGGTTGAAATGGATATCACCGAAGAATCCTTCTCCGGCACGATACTCAACCTTCTTGCCGACAACACCGAACTTGTCTCGATATGACCGTGATGAGCTCGCCTCTTTCGGGTGATCGATGTAGATCGCCGAATTCGGGAGCAGCTTCATCGCCGATTCCTGAACACCGCGAGTGTCGTATGACCGCTTGTTCTTCGATCGAAGACCAAGCAGCTTCACGCCGCGGATGATGCCCTTCTCGCGATCGATCCGCTCTTCGGTGATCGCTTCGAAAGCGTCTTCCGTCTCCAGGATGTCGATTGTCTTGCTCATTTCTTGATCGGTCGTTTCTTCTTGTTGCAACTGCACATGAGAAGTCTCCTCTCTCGTTTGTATAAACGCGGACAGGCTCCGCAAGTCAAATCTTTACGATTTTTCAGGATTTCCCTTCGAGACGCCTTTTTCCTTCATCGGATCGGCTTTTCCCTTCTTGTCCGGGCCTGGAAGAGTCGCATTTTTCGCCAACATGCTCCCCGCGGGCAACGGCAACTCCTCTTTGAGCTCCAATTCTCTCTGAGCCTGTTCAGACTCTCGTTCTTTTCCTTCTTCAGCGAGCCATGTCTTGCCAGAGAGCTCGCCGGCATCGTACAGGACCTTGTTGACCTCAAAATCCTCCTGCCGGTTGCGAGTCTGCACCCGCGGAGGCTTAATATGCAGCACAACAGACTCCACATCAGCCTCTGTGATGTCGTACTCACCGCTGGCCGCCGCGTATCTGAGTGCTTGCCATAGGATCCGCTCGTCTTCGGTGACCATCTGGAACTGTTCGAACCGCATTCCTTTGTGAAATGGTCCTTCCGACACCAAAGTCGATGCAAAATTGCCTTCAGACACGTTCGCTGTCAGCATAAATTCCGGCAATTTCATCCCGGCGGCGCACGCGCGGAGCAGCGATACGAGAACTTCTATCTGATTACTGTTGCCGGCCCCGGTTTCCGGGAAGTCGTAAGAAACCGATTGCGGAACAGTGACCACCGCTGCCGACGGAAAGTCGAATTTTTCGCTCTCTCCACTGTTACCAGCGCCAGTCTGCTGCGAATTCATCCATGATCGCACCGCATCAGCCCCCTGGCTCGCATTGATCGTCCTGATCGCCCCGAACGCAGCCTGAAACGCAGACACCCGCATCAAATTCGCGAGCAATTTCTTTGCGAAGACCAGTTCCTCACGTACCGGCCAGTACAAAGTCAGCCCGCGGGGGTCGTTCCCGAGCACATTCCGCTTCCGATGCTGCACCGCTGTGCGTTCCTGCAGCCTTTCTGGATCCGGGAGTCTCCCCATTGGAGTCACACGCAGCAGATCCGGGAACCACTGGTCGTTGATGAAGTAATCCGTCGGCACGTACCGGATGTCGTTCGTCCGGCGAACGCCAAGCAGTTCCACAAAAGGTCGTGCTGAGTCTTCTGGATCCGCGTCCTGGTAGATCGACCTCGGATCATCGTCGAGATCCGTCGGTTCGGCGAAGTACGGTCGAAGGATCCCGTCCTGACCGTAATGCAGGAGGTCGAACACCTCACCATGCTGATCGAGCCGGTTACTGACCTCTGCCTGCCGGAGTTTCCACCCGGTCTCCTTCATCCATTCCTCGAGGAATTTCTCGACTCGGCGGACAGCAGTTGAATTACTGCTGTCAGCCGAGGAGTCTTGGGTTTTTGGCTTCACCGTCACCACATGCCCAGTATCGGCGATGTAGTACGCTCGGTTATTCATCGCGTTGCTGCCCCAGCACACACGACTCAGCTGCGTCCCCAGTATCATCACCTGCCGTACGTCTTCGATCGTCTCGTACGGCTCCTCGCCCCCGGATGGAAACACATCATCTCCCTGACTCGTCGATGACGTCAATTCCTCGAAGATCTGATGGGCCATCTTGGTGGCCTGAATAGCGAACAATTCCGTCTCGACCGCAAGACTGTCTTTCTGCATGAGTGTGTCTCCTGCAGAAAGATTAAAGCCTGGACAGCCAAATAGCAACAACTACCGGAACCATCTCCACCAAGGATACACCGCGCGGAGGAAGTGTCTCGCGACTCCCGCCGTCGGATTCAGGTCGAAACTCTGGCAGCACAAATAGCACGCCGTCTGGACGGCGACGAATTTGAGCCACTCCGGGTCTTTACTTTGACAGTGAGAACATCCTTTTCTGCTCATTAATAAAGGTCCTCCCATTCGTGCTCCTTAGGAGCACATTTTCCGCAAACATAGAACTCGTGGTCGTAGATTTCCTTGATGACCCACCCACGAAGATGCAATTCGATCCTCTGTGCAATTTCTCGCTCCCTGCAGTCGGAACACTTCACGTCAAGGAGTTCAAACGGATTGTCGGTCAGTTTGAGGATCATCGCTGCACGTCCTGCCAAAAATCTCCTACCAACTCCTGATACTGGACTTCAACTTTGGCTCCAGCCTTGTTCATTCGTGCCGCTTTTTTATTCGCAGTAAGTTCTACGTACCTCCTGTGTTCAGGACTGTCACAGGACGCCCAGATAACTTCGCGAGTCATCCACGGACCTCCGTTGCTATCGACTCCACGTACGACAAAACAAGCGTTCATTTCTTCTTCCTCAGATTGTCGTAGTACTTACTCAGATGCACCGGCAACTGCTGCGCCATGTCCAGACTGTCCGGTCCGTCGTCGTGTTTGCCCTTGCCGGGGATCCCGTCCCAGGTGCGAAGTTGGCTGAGGAGGATCGAAGTCCCGGGATTATCGACGAATCTGAACTCCCGTTTTCTGATCGGACCGTCCAGCCGCCTGATCCGCATTTCTTTCTTCAGCATGTCCTCGACCGGTATGATGATATTCCCCATCGACAAATACTTCGACAGGGCGTACTCCGGGTGCGAGACAGCGTACTGCATGATCAGATTGACGAAGATCTCCTGAAACTGCAGCGACTCGATCCCGATCAAGTCCCCGCTCCTGATCTTGTGGTGATCCTGATCTGTGAACAGGAACAAATCCTCAACGATCTGCCCCGGAGGTCTCCGCTTCAGGTCAGCATCGACATACTTCAGGTCCTCTGTCTGACACAAACACACAATCGACGAATAGTCCCCGGAACTCTGCTTCTTCCCCTTCGACGCATCGACCGTGAACATCCGCACGCATCGTCGCACGTCGGGATCCGGGTAGTCCTCGATCGGAATTGTCACGTCCATGAAGCATTCACGCTCCCACTCCGAGTCTGTCTTGCTCGAAGCGAACCAACACCCCTCAAGGAACCGCTCCCGCTCCTGTGTCGGCAACGACATCAGTCGCTGGCGATACTGCGGGTCGCTCTTCATCAGATGCGTGTTGTCTGTCAGTTTACTCGGGATGAACGTGAACGACGTCGATACCTTCGCGCCGAACTCGTCAAACACCGGCTCGTCCGTCCAGATCAACTCCTCGTCCTGAGTTACGAAGTGCCTGATCACTCCTGACTTGCTCGCATCCGGATACCCGGTCTCCGGATCCAGCCACCAATGCACCAACCTGTACAGAAACGAGTCGTGGTCCGGGTTGCACGTCATCCTCAGTGTCGGCCTCACGCCGCTCTTCGATCGGCAGCGACCCCAAAGGAACAGCACGTTCTTCTGCGTGAACGCCGCGGCTTCATCGATCGCCACCCAGTCGAACTGAGCACCCAAATACTCCTCAATGTCACGCTCGTACTGCAGTGTGCTCAACGAGATCTTTGCGCCGCACGGGAACGTCCATTCCGAACGAGTCTGATTGAAGACTGCTCCCATGGGCGAATACAACTGCCTCGAAGAGTCCAGCAGCCCTCCAGCCTGAGTCAGTTGCGGGTACGTCTTCCTGAACATCGCTCCGCGGAACAACGGGTTCGCATGCGGTCCCTGGCAGTGCCTGAGTGGGTCCAGCAGGATCGCATGGCTCTTTCCTCCTCCCGCCGCGCCACCGAGAAGCACAATATCAGCTGTTGATGTCAGGAACGCATGCTGCGTTGACGAGATTTGCATCGGTCAGAAAAACCTTCCAACGCCAAACCCAAGAGCGATCGATACGCCACAAATCAGAATGAGCCACAGCGCGAAAAGAAGTCTCTGATCAAACTCCACTGCCTTCTTCGGGGGCGACCTGTAGACAACAACTGACCCAATAGTCGCATGTTTCACGATCAAACCCTGATGGTACAGGTCAATCACAGCGTCGTGCTCGATCGGACATGCCAGCAACTCGTCGTGCTGCGTCATCTTCAGAAGCACCGGAGGAACTGCCGGGTCGTCGTTGACGTGCAGGTTCCAGCCTTCTTCCAACAGCAATTGTGCGATGCGGGTGTTAGTCATCGGCTACTCCATGGCGTCGGCTGTGACCGTAGGTGGTGTCATCGGCGACTGTGGGATGTTAATCCCGGTCACCTTAGCACGGGCACCTGATGGTTGGCGACCTCGCGATGGAGAGGGTGGGGTTGACAGGAGATTGAAAATCGCCTGCCTTGCGGACGTCTCGTCCTCGGCGCCGATCACATCCACCTCGACGATCACTCTGTAACGGAACGTGTCTGACATTTATGGGGTCCTTCGAATTGTGTTGCCGTTGCCGTCCAACGTAACGCCCGTTGGTCGAGAACGAACCTCGCTTATCGTGAATTGCTTCTCTACCGGCTTGTCTGTGGAGAGAGCCTGAGTCTTGAGTGTGATGTAAGGGAGCGTGTTGAACGAATCGATCTTCAATTCCAGTGAAATCACGTTCTCAGGGAATGGACCGAACATCCTGTTCAACTGGTCAAATACGTCGTGGGGGCCTGCAAGCCTGCCTGTCATCGTTTGGTCGCCTTCATGTAAATCACCTCGCCTTCAACGGCGATCTTCGCCTTCAAGCCTCGCTTGCGGGCCATAATGTAGATGTAGTTCTTCATGGAAGAAAGAGTAATAAAGAAATCAACCTTTCGGACGAGTCGCCACGACTGACCGTCAAGCCATTGATCCCAGGGGTAAATCGCGGTTGCTCCGCGGGTTTCGGTGAATTTGTAGTCGGGGACGGGGGTTGCCATTTGGTTTAGTTCCTATTAGAGTTGGCGAAGTGTAGTAAAAAGGTTGACGAAATGGAATTGTTTTTTGGATTTTTTTGTGTGGACGGGATGGGTGTCTAAACTCCTCCCCGCTGTCCGTCAGATTTCGTCGAAAGATCGTCGCGCCGCGGTCCACCCGCGGCGCTCGATCCCCCTTTGTCACTCAACAGGCAGTGCAAAACCGCTGTCAATCGCCTGATCGCGGGTAGCATTGCTCCCTGCCTTCAGTCGTAGCCCGATGATGCTTCCGAAGCCGCGGGAATCAGGCTCCGGGTCCAGCCCTGGTAGTCTCAGGTCGGAAGCGTCGCCGTCGAATACGTTCCATTCAATCGGCGATCCCGGCAAGCGAAACCTCCGCGGCAAACGCTGCTTGATTGCCCTGTTGCCCGCGTACGGTCCGTGCTCGTAAAAAGCTACGGATACGTTGTGGCCTCTCTTCAGTAGTCGGACGCATGTATCCTGCGACGTCTTGCGTTCGTCCCACGAGGCACACAATGCGTAGTTGTCAGGCGTATTGCCTACTCTCTTGCGTACCTTCGTGTAATCGTAGAATCTGACGCCGCTGTGTGCTTGCGGTATGAACCAGGGCGCAAGCTCCCACGATATGTCCGAGAAGACATTGAGGCGGCATACAAGCTGCTTACCTTCACGCTTGGCGCGTGCCGTTTCTTGGCGTAGTTCGTCGTTCAGCTGTCGCCTGAACTCTTCCGGGCTGTCCTGCATGAAGCGGGTTTTCGCTATCCTGCAAGCCATTATCGCAGTGAAAATCGTCACGAGGCCGCAAGCCGAACCGACGCAAGCGCTGACGCAAGCGGCGCTTGCTCCTGTACAATTCGTTTTCCCTCCTGCGATGTTTGCAGGTGATAGGCTGAGGCCGACAATCTCTATGCTGAGATTGCCCTTGGCGGTTTTGAGGAGCTTCGTATTGCTTTCCGATCTGGCGAGTAGTTTCATTCTGTTACCCCGCTTTCCATGCGTTTGATTTCCATCGTCGAACGGCGCACCACCAATGAACTCACGTTAGCGTAGTGGTCTGCTTTCCGGGTGATATTGCCTTCTACGTCAATCCAGTCCTCCGGATACAATGCGAAGGCGGTTCCGTCGGCATATTTGAGGCCGAATTTAATTGCCCGCCAATCGGACTTGAATGTTTTGAAGTCCTCGATGCCCGCCAGATGCCTGCGCCACTTCCGACCTCGGCACAAAAAAGCGCCGTCGGACTCTCGTTTGACAATCCAGCAAGCCGGTTTTCGTTTTGACATGGTTTTCATCCTTCAAAGTGTGAACGAAGAAAACCGCGGAGCACGTTGCGCCGCGGTCTCGATGGTGAACTCAGTTGACGACAACAGTCGTTTCGGTCTCGATCGCGAACAATTCAGGTGCCAAAAGTCCCTCACGGTAGTATTTCGAAAACGTCGCTGGTGCAACGTATTCGGCTGACCGTTCCGAGAATGCCAGTCCCTTCGATTTGCAGTATTCCACAGCCGTCTCGTCGTCGACGATACGCTTGATGGATTCGACTTCCTTGCGCTCGATAATGCGGACTTGTTTGTTGACGCTGACGGATCGTCGCTCGCCGATCTGTTCCAGTACCTCGGGTTGAAGTTTCTTAAGTTCTGCCTGGATTGCTTTGAGTCTCTTCGCGAGCAAAACTGACTCGTCCGTCAGCTGCACGAATGTTGTCAGCGTTTTCGTGCTTCGTAGTGTGCTTGATGTCATGATCTGTTTTTCCTTGAACCATTGTGAAAATTGAATCGGCCACACATTGTGGACGATGTCTGGAACTACTCTTCGTCGATAACGCAGGCGATGACTGCGGCTCGCTCGCCTGCAATATTGAAACCAATAATGGAATTTGGTGTCTTCGTTTCTGCGTCTCCAATTGCGACTGATCTGAACCAGCGGTAAACGCTGCCATGTTTCTCTGCCGCGCGGCGATACAGTTCGTTCACAGTCGCGAATCGTGTCTTCGTTCTCTTGCCAATCATTCTTCGGCACTGTTTCTCGTTGATTGTGACGAAATCACCAGGTCCGAGTTCTTCAGAGTCGTCGTGCGGTTCGCCCAATACTCGGTTGATTGTATTGACGCAAATCTTGGCACCGTCTGAAACGATTGCTTCAATCGGTTCGTGAATCCTAATCAGCATAACTCCTGCGTGAATCAGAATGCCGGATTGCATCAGAGTTTCCCTGGCGTACGGTTTAATAGATGGCGATTGCTCCTTGCCAGTCAATAGCTGCTGAATTGAAGGGATGCGGGTTTTCTTCGTATCGGTCGAGACGGAAGGTGTTTTTTTTCTTGCCTTCGTCCGCTTGGATACCGGTGTTCCATCTGAAATCCGCGACTCCTTCTCTCCTTCATACAATCCAGCTACCAGCAACTCTTCCGCGCCGTAAACAGCGCACTTTCCGCACGCTTCACATTTATACCTGCGTGCATCGGGCTCTACCCCGAAGGCTTCCTCTCCACATTCAATGCAGAAACCGAGATTGTCGTCAGACTCAACTGCATCCATGAGCTCGTCGATTTGTGGTTTTACCATTGTAAAATTCTCCCGTTGTGAAAATGTGATGGTGGAAAACTACTCCGGAACGTTCCGGTTGCAGTTGTTAGCTGCCTGGATCAGTTCTGCCAGTCGATGAGCATAATCAATCAAGGAGTCAGTCTGCGATTGCGTGAACTCCCCGGATTCGTCGGCAACATCAACGATCCGCATGACGTCTTCTGCAATATCCAATTGCTCTTTCATGTTTGCTTCAATGTCCATCGTCCTTTTCCTTGCTTGAGTACTGAAACGAAATAAACACAATGCCGGGCGTCGCGCAGACGCCCGGGCTTGTGGTCATTTGATTTCATTTACTTCGTCGTATTCCATCGTCCGCAATGGTTTCATGATTCCGTTTTCAATCCTGCGAACCAACAAACCACCAGTCGGAAGTCCGAATACCCAAAACCGGTCACCGCGCACGTCCTCAATATATCTATCAGCTGTCTTACAATCGGCCAGCTCTGCTCTGATTTGTTCTGGTGTCATCTGTTTGTTCCTTGTTTAAGTTTGAAAAATTGGTCCCGGACCATGGACGATATCGGCGATACGCGGAATCGTCAAGACATAGTTTTAGAGTTTTTCAAGAATTAGACAATGCTCGGGAATCTGCTCAGAGTCTCGAGGAGTTCCGTCGGTCCGCACCGGCACCCAGCACCGCACCGGCACCCAGCACCACGCCGGCACCCAGCACCACGCCGGCACCCAGCACCACGCCGGCACCCAGCACCGCACCGGCACCCAGCACCACGCCGGCACCCAGCACCACGCCGGCACCCAGCACCACGCCGGCACCCAGCACCGCACCGGCACCCAGCACCGCACCGCCGGCGGCGGGCCCCGAGCAGCAGCAGCAGCAGCAGCACGATCCCGATCGGGTAAAGTCACACACGACGTACGTCAATCTCGACGTTTTCTTCCCGAGCGGGGCACAGCAGTGGAAGCTGGCACTTGACGAGCAGAGGATGATTCGTCAAAACGGTGATTCGTCGATTCGACGAAACGGTGAAACGCAGTCACTGTGCATTTACCTGCGGTCGCAATCGCTGTTTATTTGCTCGCATTCACGCGGGCGAGACAGCGCGCGAAGTTTCCCCTTACCCCAATGATGTCTTTGTTACACACATCGAGGTTTTAGTGTTTTGGGGTGTTCCAGCGGTTTAACGGCGCCGCGACGTATTTGAAATCACGGTAACAACAAAAAGCCCGGCGTAACAGCCGGGCTTCTTTTTTGCATTATCTCGATCTTTCGAGGATGTCATCAGCCCTCTTGCAGGCTATCCCGATAGATGAATTGATATCAGACACATCAGTGATTTCTTCGACTTCCTTTAACAACTGCTTCATTGCATCAAGGATCTCTCTGATTCCTGGCCGCTTTACGCTTAGTTTATGTCCAATAATTTGGAACTGTGGGATTGCGAATCCATCAGTCAACGCAATCTCTCGATATGAATCGATTTGAGAATGAATCCACTGATCCACTTTGCAGGTCCTATCTGCGTATCCCATTCTGAATAGTTTTTTACGAGGCTTTGATTTACTTCCGGCCAATGTATGAGTCACAACAGCTGTCGCCTTTGTGTAATTCACTTCGAAAACTACAGTTTTCATCTTTTGTTCCATCCTATGGAACGCTCCGTAAAGCTGTTCTTCGACGTTATTCATTCTTCACCTCACTCCCGTTACTCGGCAGCACCAAAATCACCCTCTCCTGCTTCTCCCCGGGGTCATCAACCCTCAGCTGCGACATAGCGATCTGAGCCTGCAGCTTATCATCTGCCTGATTCTGCCCCTCGATGGCGATGAACTTCCCGACGGCATCCAGCCGAGTCTCGACGTCCTGCCTCTCATCGCGGATGACTTTGTCCAGCAGATCCATCACGGCGGTCTTTGTGCCTTTGTCGTCGGTCCAGCGAGCGGAGCCTGATCGCCGCATGCAGTTGCCGATCATCGACACGGCTTTCGCTGGTTCCATATCATCGAACGGGCTAACCATCGCTTTTCTCCATCCTGTCGCACCAGAGTTTCAGTTTCTCAATTACATGATCAGGCATTTCAGGTTCGAGATCACGGATCCCATACCTGATAATCTTGATCACATACTTCAGATCCTCTTCCAGGACCACTAACCGCTCGCTCCCCATCACATAACCCTCCCAATCAATTCTATGGCTTCATCGAGACTATGAACGATTCCAGCTATCCCATTCGCTGAAATTATCTTCTGGATCTGCAGTTGCTGAATCTGTGTCGTTGTTCCCCCTGGACGTTTCACTTCCATCGCGACGAATCTCCCCTTCACGCAGCAGATCAAGTCCGGGATCCCCACCTGACTGTAGGCTGTCGCATGAGTTTTGATCACGAACATCCCGGGCTGTCTGTTGATCCAATGAACAATCTTCGACTGAATCTCCTTCTCCAGCATTGGGCATACCTCTCCATTCGATACTTCCCCTCGGGCAAGCGAGAAACAACGGTTTCCCTTTCGACCTTGCCACTTCATCAACCACAACTCTGTAGTGTCGCTTCGTTCGAGTCACCGTCACGTACTTCAGGAACAGATCCTCCTCGAACGCTGATTGATTCGCCAGTTCAGAAGACTGTGACATGCAGAAAACATAGTCAGCCTCCATCCCCTTAGCTGAGTGACATGTCCCGAGTCTGATCTTCGGGCTCCGTACGAGCTCCAGCCCCCACTTCTCGATCGCGACGTCCAATAATAAAAACTGGTTCTTTCGCCATAGTTCCTTTTGGACGAACTCGACGAATCCTTCTCCGGCGCCCCAGTCCATTAACTCCGACAGCCTCTTCGAGAGCCTGCCGGAGCACTCCATTTTCTTCCATTTCGTCTTCTCTCCCTTCCTGAACAGTTCGAGACCTTCCGACTTCATGTTGAAGTTCTCAGTGAGCCTCCTCCAGTCCTGCTCACTGATCATCCGGCCTTCGATCAGATCACGCATTGTGATCACGATGGCGATCTTCACCGGTGAGTCCCAGTGCGAATGTTCCTGATCGCTGCAGGAGACCCACGGGATGTTCAGTTCCTCGAGACGCTTCTTCACAGCTCCGAGGCCGAACCAAGTCCTTGCCAGGATCAAACAGTCGCTTCCGGCAAAATCTGCCAATCCGCTCATGAACTCGTACTGCTTCACGAGGCCGACGGATCCTCCCTGAACTTCTGTCCATGTTCCTCGACTCACGTATTCCGGATCCTCTTCCAGGATCTCCTCCGCCCACCGCACGACATCTGGCGGATTCCGCCATGACCTGTTCAGGAGTACACGATTTCCTGATTTTATAGCCTCCCTCTCCTCTCGTCGCAAAATTCGATGGTCTGACGCTGCGAATCCGTAGATGGCCTGATATGTGTCTCCGACCATCCATGCCTCTCCAGCGAAGCCTGAGAGCCTCTGAGCGACGCGATGCAGCAATTCACTGCTGTCCTGATACTCGTCGAAGATTGCTAGTTCGATTTCCGACGGCACGGAGCCCAGCGGGTAGCACTCCCTGAACATTAGATCATCATCGACTTCCACTCCGGCGTACCTGAGCAGAATATCCGTGAAGTCGTATTGCCCTGAGTATCGCTTCGCCTGCTCGTACTTCCTGATGATCCTGAATTCCTCATCGGCCAGATGACCGGGGCGTGACACTACCAGTCCAGGCACCACCTGGCCGTTTTTTTTCCAGTGTTCTATATAGGGATCAGAGTGATTTAACCCAGTCGGTCCAGTCGGTCTGCCGCATAAATAATGTTGATTTTCGTTTTCAATATCCGTCCCGTAGTAGGAAACCGAGTGGCCGGCGCACGAAAACCCTGTGTTTTTATTGCTCGGACAGTGTCCAGGTGGTGCCTGGCCGGAGACTGGCCGGTACTGGTCGCCTGGCCCCACATTAGGCAAGTCAGATAAGTCAGGTAACTTCTCAGGTCTAAATCGGTTCAATCGCGACCGATTCGAGTCCCATTTCTCGAGAGCCTTGTCAACCTTATCTGCCAGGGTTCCGTTGGGTCCGCCGCGGGCTGCGCCGAGCGTCTCTTCAACGAATTTTCTCCCTGAGTCCTTATCATGATCGATCAGCAGCTTCCCGTCAATCCCGAGAAGCCTGAAAGCACAGGAATGCACAGTCCTGAACCATCCGTCCTTCTGCAGCCGATCAGCCTCAACGCCTGTAACCTTCGCAGCACGCATTGCCGCTTCGCTGCAGGCCGCCCGGGAGAAGCTAGAAAATAAAATTTGATCCCACCTGACTCCATCCCTGAGCTTCTCTTCGACGATTTCCATCGCCTTCCGTGTTTTCCCTCCGCCTGGCACACCAATGATCACATTTGTCATTTGACCACCTCTCCGAACCATAGCCCTTGCCCTGCTTTTTTGCGAGCATCGACGGCGTCTTCGAGCTTATCGAAACGTCCAATGAAATTTGCTCCTATTGAAGCTTCCCACTGATGAGTGATCGTGTTCCAGTGAATCCCTGGACCTTCGCCAGCCTTTTTGCCCCTCGCCCGCTTCTTTTTCACCTTCCTCGATTTCCTCTTCACAAGCTTCAGGTTCTCGATCCTGTTATTCATCCCATTTCCGTCGATATGTTTGATGATTCCTTTCGGATTTTCACCGAAGTAAATAAACCATGCCACGATGTGCGCGAGGAGCTTCTTTCCACAGACATTGATTCTGATGAGTGTCATTTTCCCTTGTTTAAGCTTACATCCAGCCACCTCTCCTTTCTTTGCTCCTCCACCGCGTCCTCGATCCAACTTCCACCGCAACGCCCCGGTCTCCGGGCAGTATTCCAACAGTTCAGCAGCTTTCTCAATCATCCCATCGCTCCAACAAACAAGCCCTCGCAGATCCGGTACAAGCGGTTCCACGAGGGCTATCAAGATCGGGGTTCCCCCCGAAGGTGTCAGATTGCGTCGTTCTTGTACAACGACTCCTGCATCATATCACAAATCCGCACGACCTCAACGACCTTCTGCACATCGAATCGATCATCTTCATCCCTGATCTGTCCTTCCATGTCGATCCACCAGTCACCCTTCGCGACCTGCATGATCTTCGGGAGTTGCGTCGCGATGTTATGCGGCCCAAGTCCCCCTGCGAACCCGACAGCAATATCAGTCTCAGGGCGAGCCCATTCATCTGGCGACACTCCTCGCCCCCCTGAACCATCGACAAGCACGGCGTGATTCGCCTCTCCAGCACGCAACAATCCGGCGTTCTTCCAGGTATGCTGCGTGATGATCGTGTGATCGGGGTGCAGGCGACACACTTCGCGGAGATACCACGGTTCGATGACTCCATTCACCTGAATGCGCTGTACTTTGTCGGTGAATTCACGGAGCCTGCCACCAAGCAGGCTGTCGCGTGCTGTTTTACCACACACATGCAAGGCCGATCGACGACCATGCATGTGGAGCAATTTCAGCACTTGAAGGATTGCCCACGGAGGCATGTACCTGTTCCTATCCTTCGGCGTTGCTGTGTAGAGCACACCGACCTCGACGTTTTCCGGCAGCATTGCCAGATCAGTCAGTTCATCAACACCTGTCACTGTTATTTGCATTGTTCTATTCTCCTTCCAATCCACAGGCTAAGATAACGCATTGAAAAGCTTCCGCAGCGACAACTCAGCCTCTCGCCATCTGTTATCATGTCACCTCCCTCACCTCGAACGTCTTGCCCCCGATCACGACGGTCTCCCACTGAGCCGCCTGAACCACCGGACCCTTCGCCACCCGAGCCAACGCTTCGGCCTCAGCGACCTCAGTCCACACGCCTGATCCAACCTTCATCGTTGATACTGTGCATCCCTGCTTCTCAGCACCATCGATTGTGATGTGCCACACTTCTGTCTCTGAGTCGCACCGGTAATACCGTGGACTGTGGATATTGCAGACGAAATACCGCGGCCACTTCACGAGCATCGCCAACGCCTGTTCTTCGGTCAGTTGCGTGCGTCCCTTGGAGTCTCGTGAATACCACGCCCCAACTACTGACTCTTTGCCGTCCTTATCAACGAAGACGCACCGGCCTTTGTCGAGTCTCTTCACGAACGCATAGTTCGGTGCCCCTGTTGACCAGTACTGCGGGAACACCTCCGGCTTCCAGTCGAAGCCGGTGCATTCCGGGAGATGCACGTCGAACTCAGACAAATCCCTCCAATGATGAAACACGTTCCCCTTGTTTTTGTCGTAAGTCAGGAATCTCAGAGACGATTCGGAATTAGAATATCGAATCTCCCTATTATCGAACGCGACGAAAACGATCGTGCCGCCCTTCAATCGCCACCACTGATCACGTTTCGGTTCCATTATTCATCGATCCTTTCGTCAATTGCCTTGATGCATTCCTCAAAACTTTCGCCCCATCCGAAGTGTCCCGGATGCTCATCGGTTCCGCCGCAATACGAGTCGTCAGTCCATTCGTACTCAGTACCACCATGCCACTTGATCGTGTATCCACGATGATTCCTGATGTGCATCTGCTTGTAGAGTGAAGCGTACTCGTTCCACTTATCCTCAAAGACGCTGATGAGCTTCATGAAGTTATCGCTGTCGGCGCGTCTGAATGCGACAGCGAGTGCCTGCACGAAGCTTCCTCCGTGCTTCTCCATAGTGTTGATGACGTAGGTTCGTTCAACTGATCTGTCCATCTAGCTCCTCCTTCTTCTGATCGATTTGTCGTTGCAGAAATTCGAGTTCATCAACGAGGATTTTTTTACGCTGTGCCGTCCACTCATCGACGGTCATCAGTTTTTCTTCGCGCACACCATCAGTTTGCCTGACGTCCGTCCTTCGTCCAAGACAGTTGAACGGGTGGTCTCCATAAACTGCCTGAGCGACACTGTACTCATGCAGTATCATGTCGTACCCGAACTTGTACTTCACGCCGGAGATGTACCACGGCTTGTCATTGAAATACACCTTCTGTTGCAGCTGAAATTTCATGCCCCGGTCTCCTTCACTGCGTCAGCATTGAAGGAGATGGCCTCATCCCTCGCTGCTCTAGCCTTCAAACAATACGCCAGAACCTTCTCTGACGTGATATTCTTCCTTCGCATCGGTTCCTGCATAGCCAGTGCAAAGTACACCGCTGACATACTAATCATTTCCGGATGCTTCAGGTCATCAATCACTGCGTTCAGGTTAGCATCCGAGAGTCCGTCGATGAGTGCCATCTGATCAATGTCCATCAGTTCCTCTCCGTTGCTTTTCTGACCATCATCGTCCTGAAATCATCGATCTCCTTCTTGGCGGCGATCATGCCCTGGAGTCCATGCTTTTCGAGCACCCATAACGGCGCCGTAGCGCCGGTCATGAAGATGATCCGAAGCAGGTCAATATCTTCTGGTTCGAACTCCTTGCAGTTCTGACCGGCCATCATGTCATTGAAAATATCTTCAAGTGGATTCATCAGTTCCTCCTCGCATCTATCACACTTCTCATGAACGCCACAACCTCATCCTGCAACGCATCAAGATGAGCAGCGCCCTGATCCTCGGTGACACTCGGATCACCTGTTTCCTGAACCATTGCGAACATCGCAGTCGCACCGGCGAAGAAGGCTTTCTTCATTTCCGTGTATTGAACCTTCGATACATCCTCTGCACCGAAGACTGACTTCGCGAACAGTTCCCATTCATCGCTTATTGTTTTCAGGTTCGTCCCTCCTAACTAAACTCAATCGGACAATGACACACCACAGACGCCACCGCAGCGATAAACACAGCATCCCACCTCCGGTGCAGCGACTCCGGCCACTTATCATTCGACGCCAGCATAGAAGTGAGCTCTTCGAGCAGCTTGTAGCTGGATCCGACGGAGATACTGTATTTCTCATCCTGTCCAATGATCCACTGTGGTGTGTCGAACCGCTCCGGAAGATACCAACCATCGCAGTCGCTGTGGTTCATAAGGTGGCTGGATGAGTAAGACTCATTGAACGGCAACGCCGTCGAATACTCCGGCCACTCACGCAGTTCCGCATACACCTCACGGACGACATGCAGTCCGTGGTAACTCCCCGGCTCCGTGACGATCGTCTTATCATCGTCCATGTTCAACATGATCCGCAGTGCCTCTGACTTCTGGATCCAATTGTCCAGTTTAGACAGATTGTCACGCACCTTCGCAACTGTCACGTTCACTCTGATATCAAGTCCCATGCTTTCCTCCGATCAAATCAGCCCACGGTTTCACCGTGTAAAAGAAAAACCACCATCCTTCGTACCACGCCTGGGCACGCAGGTTTCCCGGGATCCCGGGACCGTATGGACACCGGTTGACACCGGAGAACCACCCGTCTCTGTGCAGTTTCGCGAACGCGAAACCTTCCTTTGCTATGTACAGTCTCTGCTCAAAGTCAGTCACACATCCATCCTCCGCAGCTGCGAAGTCTCATCCGGCCTGGCGTACCCGGTGCGAGTCATCCACAGGTCGTTCACATACCTGAAACAATCATCGAGCGTCGGCATCCCCAGCGGCACCAGTCCTTCGTGCTCGATGTCCTCCAGATACCACTTCAACTCATCGAACGCGATCCATGCAGTTGACCAGTCGCATCCCTCGTTGATTTCCTTGACTACGATCGCGTACTGCAGCCTTTGGCATCGGTTGCAGGCGTAGAACCTGTAGAACCTATGATCAAACAGGCCGCTGTGGCATGTCATGACAGACTTTGCAGGAAACGTCTTGCGACATGCTTCACACTTGTGCGGCTTGCGGGTCTTAACGATATTGCATTCTGCGAACTCAGGGCTGTCGTCGTACTGGAAGCACATGGATCAGCCTCGCTTTCACAGTAGAGATCAGTTCCGTCCGTTTATTCTTTACTGCCAGATCCACGGCCTCGCGCCGAGCCTCTGCTTCTGTGTGGCACTTGACGTCACATCGGAACGGCTTTCCGCGGGAGAACCTGACAGTCACTTCGTACCAGCGTCTCATCGCAACGCCTCCACAACCGCATTCCATCCATCCTGCTCACCCTGACCGGCATACGTACCGTCGTTCAGGTCCCATCGTGTCTCGATCATCCTTTTCTCGATCATCGTGTCGAACGCCCACTTGCATCCGCGCTGGTATCCAGCGGCGTAGGCAGATCCCTGGTTAGGCTGAACAGGAAATCTGCCGGGGTCTGTTGAGAGACCAGCAGCGATCAGCCTCCTCTCCATCTTCCTCCGGAAGTAGTTGCTCGCGTCTTCCTGAGCCTGTTTGTGTCGGTTGAATGTGCTAACCCGCATCTTCCATCTCCTTCTCGATAATCTTCTTAGCCTCCTCGGCGGCTTCGATGAACTCCTCCTGCGTGAACACACCTCTGTCAACCAGCAACATCCCCAGCGCCAGCAGGTTCACTGTGTTGCTCATGATCGCCGTTTTTACCTGTCTTTCGTTCTTACCACGCATCGATGTCTTCCTTCTTGATTTCGGCGAGTTCTTCACGGAAGTCGCCTGGGATAAACAAATCTTTCCACTTTGAAATATCTGCACCACGGACGCAGATAGAAGTCAGCCAGTCACCAGTTGTGTTACTAACTGTGATCCAGCAGTCATCGTCGATTTTCCTGAGGTGCCGTTCTTTCTCTCCGCACAGGTACATGCATACGAAAGCTCCAATATGCTCCTTGACGATGTTTAGCATCGGGTCGTCGTTCCTCCCGATGTAAATCCCGTCTTTCTTCCACAACAACGGGTTCCCGAAGCCGACATCGAACATTTCTTCGAACCCCTCCAACTTCTTCAGCGGAGGAGTGATAAGTCCGCACGCCGTCACGTACTGTTTACCAGCGATGATGTTCATTTCTAATCCTCTCTGTTCGCTCCAGTGTGATCCTGAACGCACGACTCAGTGCGTTCTTCTTCCATTTCATCCACATCCTGTCACGGATTCGGAGTGTCAGTCGCTGCATTCAAATCTACCTTCATATCGACAAACTGTCAACTTAGTCTTGGCAAATTATTTCCGTTTTTTCCGTTTCTCGTAAGCATGGCGCAGGTACAGGTTCCACCGCAGCGCGGCGGAAGCAGCCTCGGACCTTGTTTTGAACGGTTTATCCGGGATCGCCGGGATCTCCTTGCCTGCCGGCGGCGACACAGTGATCAGTCGCTGTCCGAGGACGTGACCACGGTCCGTGCGGAGTTCGAATGCGCCATTGAGTTCGATGACGTTTATCTGCATGTCAGTATCTCCTCGTATAACCGCAGATCGTACACCGCATGTTATTCGTCCCTGGGATGTCTTCGAACGTCGTGACATCCATCCATCGATTCTCTCGTACCCACTCCTCATTGTCGTCCACGTAGCCGTCGCCCATGTAGACCAGTTCAGGCTTTGTGTGCGTGCATTTGGACTGATCCGAAGTAGGTTCCGGGATCCGGCACGAAAGTCCGTGCAGATCAAGACCTGCAAGTTTTTGTGCTGCTGTGTATTCCATCTCACCTGCTGCTTGTGTCTAAAAAGACATTATCACGCCGAATCGCCTGGTTAAACTTATCGTTATGTGGACGGCACTTCGTCTGCCCACCTTTTGTGAAAACACTCTTCGCCATCATCGCCACTCGCCAGCCAGTCCACACGCTGCAACATTGCCGCAGCCCTTCGCAAAGTTTTTTCACACTCGCGAAACTTTATCACTGTCTCCGCTGAATACTCCGGCTTGTAACCATACTCATCTCGCTCCGCTGATTCACATTTCCGGATGTATTTCTCAACCTCGTCTGCCGCGTGATCAATGCGGTCTTGCATATAATCGAAATGCCCGCCACTCATATTGCACCCCAATCGCCACATAACAAAGCAATCAACGCGGAGCGGCGAACCGCGTCAATCGTGAGGGCGGCGTCACTCGCGCCGCCCGGTTATTGCAGTCGTTAGCCAGAAGCCTGCTTGTCGATCATGTGTTTGCAGATCGCCAAAGCATCCATATTGGTATCGTGCGGTTTGGCCTCAACCGCAGATTCCTCGACTCGGACGCAGCAATACTTTTTGCCTGTCCCGAGTCCCAAATTCCAAAACATAAACATAGCCTGTTCAACATCTTCGCGGCACGAATGCGGCCCATCCACCAACTCTGTCGCGTATCCATGCACGCCAACCTCAGCCAGCCACCAATTGACGCTCTGGCTAACAATGGCTTCAACCCGAGTTGCGGGCGGTGCCTTTTTCTTCTGTGCCATGTTTCTTCTCCGCAACCGGGTTAAGCCAAGCGTTGTTTGCTACCACTCATGTCCACAATCTGCACACAATCGTTCGTCACCGATCTCCGTGCAACTCTCATAGTCAGACCACTTTCCGTCCATGGTTTCATCGTCGGTCAGCGTTACCCAAAATGCGGCCATCAATCCGCTGATTCTCGCACCACCGCAGTTGGGGCAGGCCAGCGAACAAGGCGGTGCAGCCGAGTTGCGGTCATCGTTTTTTGACATACTTAATCCTTTCGCCGCAACGCGGATTACCTTTGTCGTTATCGTGACACAAACGCAGTTTTTCTTGCCGCCTCTTTTGTCAGCCGGTACATCAGATCCTGCATCTCAAAACCCCGCTCTCATCAAATCCCGCACGGTCGTCAAATAACTCATCCAGAACAGTTCAGTGAACGGAAGACACTTTCCAGACGCGATCCACTGTGTGTCGTTCCGCGTCGGAACCTGGTACCAGTCAAGATCCCTTGTGATCCGGAAGTCAACGAGGACGGCGATCGGTGGGTGTGTCATTGCTTCAGCACCTCAGACACAGCGGCCTTGACCTTCGAAAACTCTTCTGTGTCTTTGATGGTGAACACAGCATGCAGGTCATGCGCCAGTTCGATTCTGGCAATCAGTGAATGGACATCCACGACGAGTTGAGCAACGTCCTCCCAGTAGACGTAATCGCCATTTTTATCTGGCTCAGTCCATGTACTCTCGCCATCACCGTTCTCGACGTTTAATCTTTGTATTGGCATTTACTTCTCCAACAAAAACGTCTCAATCACTTCCCTCGGCAACGCACCGAGTAGTTCATACACCTGCTCCTTCGTCGGCGGAGTCACTGGTCCGCCTGACTGCACCTCGACCCGGGTACGACCCGGGTACGAAGCGTGTACAGTGTCCGCATCGCTATGCCGAGGAACTCGCAGGCATCTGTCTTTTTTTTGAATTTTGTCAACGCAATGCGGACAAGGATTTCCTGTGCCAGTTCGTTCATCGGATCCCCGCAACCAAAATGTCTTTGATGAGTGAGACGAACTCATCCCGAGTGTAAAAAATCAGGCCGGTCTTCTCAGCCAGTTCCCAGCACGAGATCCCCTGGTTGTACTTCTGCCATACAAGCTGGATCTCGTCAGGATCACTGATCACCTTCGTTGAAGATCTCGTCACGCTCTTGAGAGCGATCGTCTGGTCGGCCTTGAATGACAGCATAGTGCCGGTACGAGTAAGCAGTACGGCGCCGTCGTACCACGCCTGAGACAGAATCTTCCAGACGTCGTACCGCTTGTCCCCGATGTCCACCGACAGGATCGCGACTCCGAACCGCGACTCTGTCGTGACAGTCTGCACACGGACATGTCCCTTCCAGATCACGCCGTTCTTGTCGATCGTGAGGCCCGGCGCCCAGGCCCCGATTTCGCGTTTGGCGATGGATGTCATAACAAACCCATTTCTTCGTCGAGTACATCCTCTTCAATCTCCTTGAACCTCTCAAGGACCATGGCTTCAAGCACCTTCCGCTCGTCGTCCGGGATCAACACGTTGTTCCCGTCGTCATCGTGGACCTCGAGTAACCGGATCCGAGGCTCCGTGATCTCCAACTCAAATGGCTTCCCGAGATCCCCTTCGGCGATCTCGGCTTTACGCAGATGCCTGTTGTTGCAGACATACTCCACGACCGCCATCCCGAAGACGGACTCGGCGAAAAGAAATTCCTCGAATAGCCATGATCCGGATTTAAGGCCGGTGCCTTTGTTTACGGATTTGCGTGCGGCGCTGAATGTCATTAGTAATCTCCTTCAAAGTTATTGATTGTCCAGACAGGCATTGCTCGCCTCCCACAAAGACTTCAGGTGATCATCAATCTCGTGAGTCGCCAATGGCTTCCCGTATTTGATGATCGTATCGACCATCCAGTCATACCCGCAGAAGCCATCTGAGTCTTTTCTGAGTCTCTTTGCTTGTGCGGATGTGACGTGGTGAATATCGATCCTCGCCATCCATCCGTCTGACCATGAGTAGTGAAAATAACGCGACTTCAATATCTCAGCAGCGTTGTCCACTTCGATCTTCTTCGTGAACGAACGAACTATCACGTACTTTCTGCCCTCTCCAGACCACCTTCCATTCCATGACAGACATCCAGGCATGCTGAGTGTGAATGCAAGCATCATGACTTCTCGCCTCCGATTGACAGTGCCCCGCTCGGGCACTTATTAACATGGTTACGAATCTGTTCTGAGGTCGCTCCCCAGATGTTTACCCATGGTCTCTCTTCCGGGTTGAATACCTGCGGGAGACCTCTCCAACAGGATTCACAGTGAGTGCAAAAGATCACTTTCCCAAAGAACCGTCAGTTCGCCGTTGTTGTATTCACGCTTCGACATTAGTACCTCCATCAACACACAAAACGTCCGACGTCTTAAGTTCCAGATGCTCGTACGGACGAGTGATCAGGATTCCTCCGATTACCACCTGTCCGCCGACGTTGAGCGGAGTGCCAGCAGCTGCCAGTGCTTCGAGCAGGGACTTGTCGGCGAGTTTTCTGTTGGCGATAGAAGTTGTGACTTCGACCTGTACAATCAAGATGTCGTTTACCAGTTCTTGAAATGTCATTTGGTTTTCCTTCGTGTTAAAAAATGAGGGATGGCCTGGAATCGAACCAGGATGATAGCCCGTCGGTGGCAAGCCGATGGCGTCATCAAATTGCAACACCTTTACCTCGTTGCCACGTCTCGGCAGTCGATGTGCCTCAAGCACCAGCCATGATCCATCCCGTTTTGAACTCCCAGACCCCCTGCACGCAGCTTACGCCGCGTGCAGTGGATTGTCAATACTTATTCAAGAGTTTTTTCCAAAGAATACCAGCGGCCTTCCATGGGGCCGCTTCGGTAGCGTTGTTTCTTAAATCCTAAAGCCTCGATGCACTCGGCGATCTGTCTTGTCTGCACAGCGCCGCCGAATGCTCCTCGATATCGGCGAGTGACCTCGTCGAACTTCACCAAAAGAAACACCTGCTCCCCGGAAAGTGTGTAATACCCTGTGAGTGGGTCTTCGGGGGCACGGATCTCGGTGAGACCGGAGCCGGGGATGATCTTCAACCGGCCCTTGAACGTGTGACCGTGGTCCTTGTATCGGATGAGTTCTTCCTGAATCGCTCCGAACGGTCCAGCCATCGCAAGGATCAGGTCCTCGACGTTCTCAGTGATCCCGTTTTCATTCTTCTCGGTCACGCCGGCGTTCGATGTCAGGTATTCCCTGAGTCCGCGGGTGATGCCGTTGGTTCTCTTCTTGTCGTTCTGTCGCCCCTCCCAGATCGATTTCCAGTTCCATATCGTGAACGACTTATTCAGCACGAACTTCCCGTGAGTGTCCTGCTGCACCTTCCTGGCGAACGCCGTCGCACTCTCGAACGTCACCGCGTTCATTTCGATCGAGTGCTCCCCGATCTGTACCCCGATCAGATCCTCATCAGATTTCGTGATGTACTTCATCGTCCAGTCACACACCCACTCGTCGATTCTGTCGGGTTCGGAGGTGGTTGGGTCTTTGGTGGGATCCACACGAAGGGAAATCCCGTGCCTTCCGAGCCATGCTCCGAACGACCGGTCGTCGTCCGGAGCCTGATCGGGTGGCGTCGTCATCTTCTCCTTTTCGGCAAGTTCTGCCGCAAACTGTTCGAGCATGAACTTGTACGAACTGTTCAGGATCCCATCGACGTCCCGCTCATCCTTGGGAGGCTCGCAGACGAGCAAATTGGCCCCGTAGAGCCACATCCTCACCTGTTCGATCACATCTTCATCTTCGAGCCTGTTAATGCCCCAGATGCGAAATGCGTGCCTCCAGAGGTTATTGGCTTCGACCAGCAACGCATGGTGCCTGTTCCCCGGCGAGATTTTCCCTGCTCGAGCCCTGAATTTCCTCGCTTCGTTCGGCGCCGTGCCTCCGCCCGCTCTGACATTGCTGTGGTTCTTCTCGTGCAGGAACTCGATTACCTCTTTCGGTAACTCGATGATCGGCAGGTCGTCCAGCGACCGTCCTTCGATCCATTGGTACTGGGCACCGGTGTGATGTATCGACGGAGGAGCGACGGACTGCGACTGCTTCTCCGGGCGACCCATCCGGAACTCAAGGCCATCGACGACGATGATCCCCTTCTCCGCCACTGGCAAGTCAGGCGTCCATCGGTACAAGCGGTGAATCGACTTGCCGCTGGTGTATGCAGGACCAGGATAATCCTTCAGAAGCGTGTCGGCCAGATTGCGACCTTCAGGCGAGTCGTCTTCGATGTCGATGATCGCCTTGTCCGCCGGGATCCCGAAACACGGTCCGACGATGATACCGACGTTCCATCGGTCGTCACGCCACTGCTCAGTGATGATCTCCTCGTCCTGGGTTGCCGCCTTCCCCCATGCTGAGGCAACAGGGTGCTTTCCTTGCCCCTTGCATCCGGGGTTTCCGCAACTGCAGTGAACTTCACCTGCCCTGAATATCGGGTAGTGCAAACGGATGACAAAGAGACCATGCTTCACCAACGCCAAAACATCGTTTGCAGCTATTGTCACCGAGTTTCTCCTTTATCGGGATCCCGCACTGTAAACACCTTCCGAAAACTTTTCAAGAATGCGATTGAAATTTGTCGATACTAACCTTGACAAAGTCTTATACCATCTTTAAGGTGTGTTGCGATGCTATGCGTGTCATTGCTGTTCATTTCGGTTCTTTGCGTGTTATCGCTGTTCAATGGACTTGCGTTTGGTTTTTTTGAAGAGGAGGACAGATTCTTGTGACAGTAGTCCATCCGAAGCCGATAGACAAAAACAACTTGGTTTGTTCTCAACAGAAATAGAAGCAGCAAAAGCATACGACGAATGGGCTAAATCTGAGTACGGTGTGTTTGCTTATCTTAACTTTAAGGAGGAATGATCATTTTAACTTTAAGCAGAGAAGTTGGGCAGAAGATTACGATCGGTCCGGACATCGAATTGACTATCGTCGAGGTACGAGGTTCAAAATGCAGGATCGGGATTGATGCTCCTAAAGATCTCCGCATCCTGCGCAAAGAACTGGAGGAGAACGACAGTGCCAATACAGCTGCTCGATAGTCGCCGCAAATTGTTCACCCCGTCATCTCAAGACGTGTCGTTTGTGATCTGCGCATTCCGTGCTGGGATCCTTGAGGAAGGATCACCGGCGAAACTTGTTTTCGATCTGTTGATGGCTGGATTTTGAGCCAACTGTAATTCGTGAGAGCAGCAGCGGGGGGACGCAACATACCCTTCTAGCGACCGATTCCTGCTATGTCGTCCGCAATCCACGAAGGGTGACTGGGATTTTTTTCATGTTTTGGCCCGGTCACCCGCAGGAGTTTTTATTGTCGAGTCACTCTGATGTTTGTATCATGCATGCTCAATTCGCTGGACAGAGCGAATCAAACGAACAAGTTTCAGGGAAACCTGATTCTCAAAGACCCACGTACTGATCTGTCCATCGGTGCGTGGGTTTTTTCGTGGAGTGATGTGATGACGAATGAAGAGAAATATGGATTTACTGTGAGGGATCAATGACAGAGCGAATTCAGACTTGGGATCATCAGATTCCTGCGATTAAGTTCTTGAACGACAACAAGAACACAATGCTGGCTTGCATAATGGGGGGCGGGAAATCGTTCATGCAAATCGCGAACGTCAAGCACATCGCATCGCACCCCGGCGCGAAGACACTCGTCCTCTGCCCATCCGCTGTCATGGGGGTCTGGCGCCGCGAGTTTTTTCTGCATGCCACTGAGCAGTTCGATGTTCTTGTGCTTGACAAAAAGAGTATGAACGCGTCGAAGAAGGCACAGTTGATCCACGAAGCGTTCAAAGTACAGCAGTCTCATCGCAGGCCGCTCGTTGTGGTGATTAACTTCGAATCTTTCTGGCTCCCGGCGATCATCAAGGTTCTGTCTGCCGTTGTCTGGGACAAGATTGTAGCCGACGAAATTCATCGACTGAAGTCACACTCTGCGCAGTGCAGCCGTCATGCGTGGAAGCTTGGCTGGAAGGCCGGATCGAAGACCGGTCTCACAGGTACGCCGATGCCGAACGATCCCGGAGATATCTTTGCGCAGTATAGGTTCCTCGACGACCGTATTTTTGGACGGTTCTGGGGCAAGTTCAAAGATCATTATGCCGTCATGAATAAGTGGATCCCGCAGAAGGTTGACAAGTGGATCAACCTCGAAGAACTGCATCGGAAGATCGACACGATCATGTATCGTATCGGCAGCGAAGTCCTCGTCCTACCTGACAAGCAGGACATCATGGTCGAGGTGAATCTGTCTCCTGCAGGGTACAAGATCTACGCCCAGATGCTGAAGGAGTCGATGGCCCTCATCGAGCGGATCGTCATTGACCAGGACTACAATGAGGACAAAGAGTTCCACACAGCTGTCGGTACTAACGGCGCTGTGCAGTTCCTGCGGCTCCTGCAGCTGGCTCAGGGGTATGTCACCGACGACGAAGGCGATGCCGTCAACACGGACACCGAAAAGCGCAAGGTACTGCTGGACCTGATTCAGGATGCCGGAGAGCCTGTCTGCGTCTATGGGTGGTTTAAACACGACCTCGCATGCGTCGAACGGTGCTGCGAGATCGCTGGTCTGCGGTACGGAGAATTGTCCGGTCGCCGCAAGGACCTGACACCACACGCGAAGATGCCCGACGACATCGACGTGATGGGTGTGCAGTGTAAATCCGGGTCTGCCGGGATCGACCTGACTCGTGCTCGTATTGGGATCATCCTGAACTCGGGTCTTCTGTCCCACGGAGACTTCGACCAGATGATCGCCCGCCAGTACCGGCCAGGACAGACACGGAACGTGGTGTTTTACCACCTAGTTTCGAAACGAACCGTCGAGACGAAGTTGATCACAGAACGCGGCAAGAAACGTAGTATTGTCGATGTGCTGATGACTGAGTGTAAGGATATCGCTGAGGAGGTGTTCTGATGCAATCGAAAACCATGAAGTCTGTAATGCGTCGTAAGGTCGATGCCTGGTGCGAATCGATCACTGATCTGGAAGTTCGTGAGATCGTGCGACAGAACGCGATCATCACCGGAGGCGCGATCGCGTCTATGCTGATGTCTGAGCCGGTGAATGATTATGACGTCTACTTCCGGACAGGTGATGCGGCGTTCCGTGTCGCGAAGTATTACGTCGATAAATTCGTGAAGGATGGAAAGAACAAAGTCCCTCTGCTGTTGTGCGATACGTACGGACATCCGATCGACTCATTCAAAGGAGGTCGGTTCAAGATCCTCGCGCAGTCTGCGGGGATTGTCAGCGATGAAGAGGCTGTGACAGAGTATCAGTACTTCGAACAGGCTGATCCTGACGGAGAAAAGAGCGAGGAGTATCTGAACGGTGCTGTGCAGTCTGCCGACGGAGCAGCAAAAGAAAAAGGCGAGTATCGCGCCGTATGGATGTCGTCGAATGCGATAACTCTGTCTGACAAGATTCAGATGGTGATTCGATTCTACGGAGAGCCAGCAGAGATTCATGCGAACTACGACTTCGTACACTGCACTTCGTACTGGCAGTCGTGGGACGGTTACCTGTTCCTGAACCCTGCCTCCATGGAATCGATCCTGTCGAAGGTTCTCGTTTATCAGGGAAGCCTGTACCCGATCTGCTCAGTGATCCGCACTCGTAAGTTCGTCGCTCGTGGCTGGAGAATCTCCGCTGGTCAGTTCCTGAAGATGTGCATGCAGATTTCAAAACTGAATCTCAATGACGTCAAAGTCCTCGAGGATCAGCTTACCGGTGTCGATGCAGCGTACTTCGCCGAGTTGATTTCTTCCTTGAAGAAGGACATGCATGAGCGGAAATCAAAGGAGATCGACAATACGTACCTCATGCAACTCATTGACAGGATATTCTGATGAAAGACTACAGTCACGAGCCACAACCAGTGACCACTCCGGAAGTAGTCGCATGCATCCAGAAGAACGACCTGATGTGGTACGCATCTAAGATATCCAGGCCTGCTGCGCGTAAGCAGATTCTCGAAGAGACAGGCGTGGATGTGTCGTCTAAAGTCTTCATCCGGCTCGTGTACTGGAAGTGCGAGTGGTACTGCAAACGGAAACGCAAGCCACGATCGAAGCACGACGACCTCTCCGCGGAGCAATGGGACCGTCTTCGGAACTCTGTTGCTATCAACGGTCAGATCCTGTTCGGAGTCGGCATCGGAATGGCACTGCAGATCATGCTCTCGAAAGTATCAACGAACACGAAGCAATTAAATGGGCTCCCGGCGAGATGTCGTGTCTGGGGATAGTTTGACATTTTGACAAGGATAGGGTAGGATTATGTCGCTTGGTGAGTTAGCTGCAAGGTTCGAAGTCCTCGTAAAGGAGAAGAAGCGATGCGCTGATAAAGAGAAGGGGTTATCGGATGAGATCTCCTCGCTCGAGAAGCAGTTGCTGGATGCGATGGCTGACGAGGGGATGCAGAGTGTTAATCTGGAGTCAGGGATGACGTTGTACAAGCGTTGTGACCGGTTCTATGGTGTTGCGGAAGGTCATACGAAGCAGGAGCTCGTGAATGCTTTGGCGAACTGTGAGCACACCGCAGATCTTGTCGAGGCGAACTACAATTCAAACAGTCTCCGCGCGAGGATGAAGGAGATTGAGGCAAATGGGGACTCCGTTCCGCCAGAGATCATGCATCTCATGCGAGTAACGGAAACATACAAGGTTGGTCATCGGTCATGAAAATCGAAAAGAACATCCCGGCGCCGGAAGGGCAGAGTCAGGGGCGACCCCGTCTTTACCGTTTCGATGAAATGGAAGTCGGCGACTGCGCGACGATCGATGCTTCGTATAACACGATTTACACCTGCCTTCACCGATGGAAGGACAAGCAGCCGAACGGATCCAGCATGGAGTTCAGGATCCGCCGGTATGGAAAGAAGATGCGAGTTTGGCGTCTTAAGTAGTTGATCTGTAGCCAAAAGGTAAAGGCAGCGGAAAGAAAGCCGCGTGGGGACAACTAAAACCAATACGGCCCCCAATGCGAGTTCAAGTCTCGCCAGATCACATCTCTGCATGTCGCAGAGAGACATTTCAACATTTCACAAGGTTTTATTTATGTCCACAGAGATGAAGGTTTACGAACGATCTGACTTCCTTGCCCTGGTACCGGGCTCTGAGGTCGCTGAAGCGATGGAGATGAACAGGGATGGCGAGGAAGGATTCTCGGAGAGGGATCTTATTCAGGTCAAGACACCGTCCGGAGGAGGGTTGTTTTGGACTGTCAAGGGGGCGACTGGGACCGAGAGCCTGCCGTTCATCGAAGGAGTGATCGTCTTCCGATGCCTGAAAGGGGTTCTTTGGGCAACGGACGATCCGACGGACGAGATGCCGATCCTGTCATCGGATGACATGAAAGTCGCGCAGCTCAGAGTTCCATGGGACGAAGTGCCGGCGGAGATGGCCGAAGTCCTGGAGAAGCACGAACTGACTGTCGATGAAATTCGGAAGGATCCGAAGTTCGCGAACGTGCCTGAAGAGAATCTCCCGAGACTCTTCTGGTGGGACGGCCCGAACAAGTTGCCGTATTGCGAGTACGGATCATCGACGAAGGCGGGATCACGCGGGAAGCGTGCGAAGGACAATCAGATCATCTATCTGCTTCGGAAGCACGAAGGGCTTCCGATTCGGATGAAGCTTGGTCCGACGTCCATCGGCCCGGTCCGTCAGTTCTTCAATCAGATGACAGATATCCCGTTCGTGCGGGCTGTCGTCAAACTTTCGCTGCAGGAGAAGACGAGCGATTCAGGGAAGAAGTACTCGGTCGTCGTCATCGAGCGAACAGGAACGCTTCCTCCGGACGTTGGTGCGGACATCAACTCCCGGTACAGGTTGCCGATTAAGGCGGCTTATGAGGCCGGACGCCTCAACATGGTGGACGAGTCGCCTGAGGAGTAAGCACGGAAAAGCCCCGGTGCGAAAGTGCCGGGGCTTGTTTTATATGGGGCGTGCAGCGTTGATGGCAGAAACGCATGCGACCAAGGCAGAGCAGGGGGTGCAGGTTCGAATCCTGCTGACATCGCCTGTGGCGACTACAAAACTCAGGTTGCGGTAAAAACCGTGCTCGATCCCGTTCGAATCGGGAACGCTCCATTTTCAAAGAGTCACGCTGCGCCAACCACAACTAACCGGCAATCCCTCGCATCCGTATCACCGTCCGACTGCACCCACTCGACGGTCACGATAACCTCGTCGTCGTCCGACACACCGTCCGAAAGATGCACGATCAATGCACGACCGGCCAGCAGTTGATCGCCAGCACATCCCTGAGACGCATCGACTGTGATGTCCTCGTCCAGGATAGTCACTGAATCGACAGTCAGGTTCGCATCGTCCGTGTCTCCGCTCGCCGATACTGCTGTAACTCCGTCCGGCATGAAGTCCAGATTGACGTAGTACGTCTTTTCCGCGCGAGGATGCTTGTACAGGAGGTTAGTCGATGATGTGCTCATTCGTGAAATTCCATACCATTGGCTGTTTTGAAAATGTGAACACAGTCTCCGGTTCCGTCATCGACCAAACGATTTCGTTGTCATCGAACGCCCAGGCGACTTCGTTCTCGTCGAACGCCCAGGCGATTAAATTCTCGTCGAACGACCACCCATGATTCGGAAAAACGATTGTTGTAACAATACCAGAAAACGTCCTGGGATTGAACGTCCTCTGTCCGAATGTTCTTGGATTGAACGTCCTCATGACACCACCACTGAAGTCCTGTTGTCGTCATTGTCCAGATTCACAGTAACGGTAGCGTTCGTACCTGTAAACACTTCTGTCGCAGTACCAGCACCAGTCGTTGTGCCGGCGGTAGTCGCTTCCACCTTGTCAAGCTGTGACTGAGCAACTGTATCGAGCGCCGCTGCTGCGACTCTCAATGTCACATAGACAGTGTCAATACCGTCTGTGAACACGTACCTTGCTGTGCCTTCGGCTGCCGGTCTGTCCGCGGCGTTAAACGCCAGCGTGTACCAGTGTTTACTATCTTCTGTGCGAAGAAAAGCGAATGCACCTACGCATGCTGCGTAGGCGGCATTGTTCTTGGACACCTGCCCCGTGATCTCAGCACCGAACGTCGGGAACGAGAACGTGATTGGGTTCGTATCGGTTGGAGACCGCTCATCACCAGGAGACATTGCTCCATCACTGGTTAAAAATGCAGTCAATGCGTCTGTGCATTCAGATTCAACTTCAGCATCCCACGCAGCGTTCCATGGGATGCTGTTCAACCCAGCCCCGTTCGTCCCTATGTTTACGGTATCAAGATAGATACTGTCCACTACGCCGTTGATCTGCACGTTCCCAGCAAGTATTGACTGTGCGTCATTGTCTGAAGCAACACCGTTAGTGCGGTATGCTTCCAATACTCCATTCACCTCTACTGCAGAAATATCATTCAAAGCAGCAATCAATGTCGGGATATCAGTTGTTGTATCTGCTGCAATGATATCTAAGATCAAATCTAGACGACCTCCGTTGATCCAATCAGTCAATGCTCCCATTCGAGCTGCGGTGACTTCATTTGTATTGGCGAGTTTGCTATCAAGATCTAATCCTCCTGCATCACTAATAGGCAAACCTCCCGCTGCATCTGCTGCCGCATTTGGCACGTATGCCACTTGATTGTTGATATTGACAAGGTTGAATTGTCGTGAAACAGTACGACATCCTGTTGCCTTAACCGTAATCACAACCTCTTCAGCCCCAGTTGCAAACGCAGCGTCAGGTATATCAAACCGATAGATTCCGGGTTGATTAGTGTCATCGATTAGAATGAATCCTCCATCAGCATGTGCAGCAGATGCAGACGCCAACGTAGCCATCGTGATTGCGACTCTGGCACTACGAGTGCGAGAATACGACCCAGTCACATCTGTGTAGACAATGCCGGTTTTCGGCAATCCCGTCGTAGAGTCAACAAGCTCGAATTGCCTTGATTGATCGGTGGCACCTTTGAAAATATCTGTCATTGAAAACCCCCGCTTAAATTACCAGCACCAATCATACCTCCGACAGCGGCAGGTTGATCACCAGCACCAATACCTTTACCCCAGTATGACGATGTATTTTTGATTCGATAATCACCTGCACCGGCATCGACATACTCATCTGCATCAGTCCCGGCAGTTGTCACATTGCTCCATTCTGGTGGATCGCAGTAGATTGCATTTCCACTCACCGCAGATCCAGAATAGCCTCGAATACGATTTAATTGAATGTGGGCTTTCCCGGTGCCGTTTATGTAGATGCCATTTGTCATCCCGCTACCTGTCACCATGCACTTACTGATAGTATGAAGCGACACGCTTGTACCAGTCGTGTAAATGCCAGCTACCGAATTGTTCACTGCCACACAATTGGTCATGAAGATCCTGGCATTCGTCCCTGTTGATGTATGAGCAAATCCTCCACCAGGGTTATTGGCGGATGTACATCTTGAGAGATTGATGAACGAATTGGACGTTGTCGCATACCCGTATCGAGTCCCGCTTGAGGCTGATGCATTGCCGATCATCCTTACATTTTCGATCGGTGGAGTTGAACCTGTCGCAGAAACAACGGAAGCGTAGGCTGTGCCAGAACATTCAAAGCAGCAATTTTCCAGCATGGTAACAGCACTGATTACGGTGGCGGTCGAATTAGATATCGAGTTAATTCCGATGCACCAAATAGCTCTACTTACGACCAGGACATTTGTTGTCCTGGCACTCGACGTGAATTTTATTCCGTATACATTCACCGCCACATTGCTGATCGTTACGATATTCGTTGTAGTCGCGAATACCGGCATGTTCGTATCGGACCAAACAGGTTGCGCCGAAACCCAGTCTGGATCTGGCGGAACCCATTCAACTC